TGAGAGTGGCAAGCTAACTGTTACTGGAAATATAACTGGATCTGGTGGAATTGAGATTGGAACTTATCTATCTGCATCGGGTCAAATACATTTTCCAAATATATCTTCTGGTTCGATTGCTGGTAATGGAAGTTTTATTGGTCTAAACACAGCCGGAAACCTTGTTTTAACTTCTTCTCTTGGCGGAGGGACAGTTTCTATAACTAATGACGGAGACAACAGAATAACAACAGCCAATGGTTCCGGTGGTATTGTTGGAGAAGCGAACTTAACTTTTGATGGAAATAAGTTATCCCTTCAAGGTGGTCTTGTTTTAAAGCGGAGACAGATTTCATCTGTAACCACAGCATCGGTTACAGATTATTTTATTGGAATATCAGCATCAGCAAACCTCGATGTTAGGCTACCAGATGCCTCAACACTAACAAGCGGACAAACATTTATATTTAAAGATGAAAGAGGATCGGCTAATTCTCACGTTATTAAAATAAACGCCAGCGGCTCTCAAACTATTGACGGACAAAGTTTTGTAAGACTTGAGAGTCCATATGCTGCAATAAACGTCTATACAGATGGTATTAGCAAATATTTTATTTTTTAATATTATTAGTATGTTATAAACAAAAAGAAAAAAAAGTTATTTTTTTTTGCCTAAATGGATTACTGCTCTCTAGTTATGGCGATAGGATTGGTGCGTGCGCGTGCCAATTCGTATAGTTATATTTTAAGGAGGAAAATAATATATGGCTTATAAATTTCAATTAGGGGCCTCCACTATGAGTGGCTCCCTTGTACAAGAAGGCGCGATTGAGTGCGACACCAGTTTAACAATTGGCAATGCTGAACTCACCGAAGCCGAGCTTGAAAAACTTGACGGCATCACCAATGGTACTGGTGCTGCTAATAAATGTTTGGTCTTAGATGCTTCTCGGAACATTGATACTATCAATGCTTTGGGTATTGCTAGTATGGCCAATAACTGGACCAATGCTGGCCGCACTGTGGCTGACATGGGTATTCTTACCACTGTTGATATTAATGGTGGTAGTATGGACGGTGTTACTATCGGTGCTGCTTCTGTTGCTCCCGGTAGTTTTGCTGCTGTTGTCGGAACCACTGGTACTTATAGTGGCATTCTTAAAACAGATGATACCACTGAAGCAACTTCAACAACTGATGGATCTTTACAGACCGATGGTGGTTTGAGTGTTGCTAAGAATGCCTATGTTGGTGGTCGTGTCATCGTTGATGATGCCACTGAAGCAACTTCAACAACTGACGGATCTTTGCAGACCGATGGTGGTTTGAGTGTTGCAAAAGATGCGATTTTTGGAAATGACGTTAAGTTATTAACTGATTCAGCGGTTCTTAGCCTTGGCGTTGGCAGTGATGCTACCTTTACTCACGATGGTACAACTGGTTTAACAATTGCTGCTACTCCAATTTCTGTTAATTCAACTGGAGATTTAACACTTGATTCATCTACGGACATCGTTCTTGACGCTGACGGTGCCGATATCATCCTTAAGGATGGCGGTACTGAGTTTGGACGCTTCACCAACGCAAGTAGTGATTTTGTTGTTCATTCTGCAATCTCTGATCAGGATATGCTTTTCAAAGGAAATGACGGTGGTTCTACGATTACCGCTTTGACCCTTGATATGTCCGCAGCAGGTAACGCTACCTTCAATGGTACTGTAACCGCAGCAGGTTCTTTCATTATCGGCTCTGCTGATATGAGCGAAGCTGATCTTGAGCAACTTGACGGCATTACTGCTGGTACTGGTTCTGCTTCTAAGTGTTTTGTTGCTGATGCTAGTGGTCACTTTGCAATGCAAGATTCCAAGAAATTTCGTCTTGGGGCTGGCAACGATATGCAACTCTATCATGATGGAACCAACTCTTATATTGCTAATAGCACGGGAGCTTTGAAAATTGCAACCGAAAACTCCGGTATTGCTGTAACCATCGGTCACAGTAGTTCTGAAGTTACTATTGCTGATAACCTTACTGTTTCTGGTGACTTGACTGTTAATGGTACTACAACCACTGTTGACATTGAAGTTATTCAAACTTCTAATGGTGTTATTTTTGAAGGTGCTTCTGCTGACAATAATGAAACAACCTTGAAAGCGGTTGATCCAACTGCCGACAGAACGATTCAGCTTGCAAACCAAGATGGTTATTTGATCCCATTTGCTGCTGCTTCTACAACAGCCATTTCTTCAACCCCGGCTGAACTTAATGTTCTTGACGGTATCTCTGGACTTGTTGTTGCTGACTTAAATGTTATTGCTGGCTGCGCTGGTAATGGCCTTGTCATCGCTGACTTGACCAAGTTGGCTGGTGTTGATGCATCTGCTACTGAGTTGAATTACAGTGATATTACCACTTTGGGTTCTTCTGAAGCTTCTAAAGTTCTTACTGCTGATGCTTCTGGTGACATTACTATCGTCGGTGCTGCTGCCAATATGGTATGGGATAAATCAGCAGATGCGCTTGAATTTGCTGATAATGCTTCTGCTGAATTTGGTACTGGTCTTGATATGAAAATTTATCATGACGGTACGAATTCTTATATTGCAAATGCTGTCGGTGCTCTTAAGCTCGCAACTGAAACTTCTGGAATCGCTGTTACTATCGGTCACAGTACTTCTGAAGTTACTGTCGCTGATAACCTCACTGTTACCGGTGACTTGACCGTTAATGGTGGTTTCTCATCTTCAGTTACAATTGCTTCTGGTTCTAATGGTGCTACCCTTACCAAAGGAAAGCTTACCTATTTTGATAATATTAACGCTGCTGCTTCCGCTTCTTTCCCACAGAATCCTTCTGTTGGAGATTGGTTTGAAGTCAAGAATCACTCTGTTGGCTCTGCAACCAACTCAATGACTCTTAATGTTCAAGCTGGTCAAACTTGTGACGGTGGAACTTCTGTTGTTCTTGAATCACCATTTGCCGCTATTAAGTGCGTTTATGTTGTTACTGGTTCATGGAGAATCTTATAATCTAAGATTAACATTTATCTTTATTTTGTGGCGGTTGTCTTCGGGCAATCGCCCTTTTTTTATTTAAAATCTATTTAAAGTGAGGTAAAATATGTCTTATAAATATACAAGAGGAAATCAGATAATTGGAGACATTTCTGGTTCTGATGATTCAAATAGAAATACTGGTATTGACTTTGAGGAAGATTATATTTCTTTGAGGACGAACGATAATGATGTTCTGATTGTTTCTGGATCTAGAGTTGGTATTGGAACCACCACTCCCGACTATGATCTTGATGTAGCAGGAGACATCGGCGTGGACCAATACATTTATCACAATGGAGATGCCGATACAAATATCAATTTTACTGATGATAGGATAAGACTTAAGGCTGGTGGAATGGGTTTTATTGGAATGCATAAGAAAAGTTCCTCTCCTCACCAAGTCACAATCAATAATGGAAACAATAATATTGACTTTATTGTCAATAGTAATAATAATAGTAATGACCCAGTATTACGATGTGACGCGAGTGCTGCTAGTGTCGGAATCGGAACAGACTCACCAAGTCAAAAACTTCATGTCGATGGGTTTGGATATTTTACTGGAGGTTCAAATCCTTTTAAAATTTATGCTTCAAATGTTAATGTAGGGAGCGGAAATCAAGAAAAAGACTATATTTCAGATGGGAATGCCTATACTGATGTTACAGGTCATATGGGAAACCCCCCAGATCCCGCAAACACTTTAAATATTACTAACCCTGTTGTCGGAGGTCTTATAATAATAAAAGAAGATAATACAAATGCAGTCAAACTCACAATCGCAGGCGGCGCGATGATAGATTTAGCACAAAATAAAACCAGTGTTGTCTTAATTACAGCAAGTGATACAGGAATAGTAATCTCTGAGAAATAAAACTATTTATTAAGAAAATGGAGACTTTTAATGTCATATAATTTATTAAGCGGAAATGTTAATTTCGTAGGAACCAGACAAGGAACAGTTGAAGACCTTGTTGATACACACACAACTCAAACCATTCAAGGACAAAAAACTTTTAGCGGTGTCTTGACAGCTAGTAATATAGCGGTTGCTGATGACATTATTCATACGGGAGATGCCGATACTAAAATAAGATTTGGCAGTGATAACATTGCTCTCATCGCCGGGACTCAAATATTAACATGTTATGGTAATCTTAGTCCAAAAAGAGTTCAAGTTGCTGGTTCTGATTTTAAAATTGACACTTCTGGTCTCGATTTTTATGTTGATGAGGGAACTGGATATGTCGGAATCGGTGTTGATCCAACTAGCCATGCGCTTCAAGTTGTTGGTGCCATAACGGCTTCGCATGCGGTATCAGCATCATACTATTACGGCAACGCTATGAATTTAACAAATGTTACAAGCTCTGCTATCACCGGACTCATCCACCCAGAAAAAATATTAAAGGGCACAAGTCTTATATCAGGCAGTGGAGGACTCATTGTTAACCTAAGCTCCGCCTCTGGTTTAGAATCTGTTGTAGGCGGTCTAAAGTGGTCTCCAAATGATTTAGCCACCGCCGCATCTTTGGCTGCGGGTGACTATTTTGGAATTTATGATGCTGATGTGGCTCTTCCCAAAAAAGTTCAAATATCTACTTTATCTTCATTGGTTCTTGGAGATGCTGCTGTTACAAGTTATAACGGAACCAATGTAAACAGAGTTCTAACTTCTGGAGGCGAGGACACAATTGATGTCGAGGCCAATTTAACTTTTGATGGCTCTACTCTTGCAGTAACTGGTGCCATTTCTGGCTCTACTACGTTGCATATTGGTTCACACATTTCTGGATCTGGGGATTTAAGTTTGCGTTGGGGCCTCGCGCAAGTTGCTAATTTGTATGCAACAGCAGATATTACTGGCTCTTCTATGTTATTAGCTGGCGATGTGGTTCACGATGGAGATACTGATACCAAATTCGGATTCGCTGCCGCAGATAATTGGAGAGTCATGGCCGGTGGAACCCAAATGCTTACTACTTATGGAAATCTGGCTACTAAGAAAGTTCAAGTTGATGGTTCTGATTTTAAAGTCGTTACAAGTGGAATGGCCCTTTTCATAACCAGTTCCACAGGTCGCGTTGGTATCGGTGTTGCAGATCCCGATCACGCTCTTGAGATTTTGTCCGGATCAACAACCCAGCTTAAATTATCTTATGATGCTTCAAACTCTGTAACGCTTGGATCAGACTCCGGCGGTGACCTGACGATTACTCCTTCCGGCGGTGATATAACACTCGATAGTAATGTTGCGATCAATGGCAATACAATTATTGGCAATTCATCCCTTGACACCCTCACGATCAACTCTTTAGCTGTGACTCTTCCAAATGGATTGAACTTTGACTCAAATACTTTATTTATAAGTGCTTCAAATGATAGAGTTGGCATTGGAACTGCCTCCCCGGCACAGAAACTATCTGTAGTTGGAAGCGTATCTGCTTCCGCAGAACTTATTATTAATACTGTTTCTGCTTCCGCTCAGATTCATGCTCCGAATATCGCTTCTGGAACAATTGCTGGCAATGGAAGTTATCTTGGACTTAGCAATACTGGACACATCGTTTTGACCTCTTCGGCAGACACCGTTGATATTGATGCCCTATCTGCCCTCGGCGGAACAGGGCTTCATGACTCTCAAGACCACTTTATGTTTTCAGATAATGGAACCGAGAAAAAGATTACTTGGGCCAATCTATACGGAGCAACTTTTAGTAAAGTCTCAGGTGATGCCACAGTGGCTTCTGGCGGTGCTTTGACACTTGCTAATAACTCTGTAGAAGCAGACCAGATTGCAACTAGTGTCGCTGGCGATGGACTTACTGGTGGAGGAGGAGCCGCACTTGCTGTTCAAGTATCGGGAGCAGTTAAAATACAAAGTGACAAAGTTGCACTAACTGGATCACTTGCCGGTGATGGACTTGGGTACTTAGGTGGAGTAGATTCTATTTCTTCATTGAAAGTTAATGTTGATGACTCTTCTATTGAAGTCAACTCAGATAGTCTTCGTGTAAAAGCAAGCGGTATTACCGATTCCATGATGAATGATGATGTTGCTTCTGGCCTTGCTGGCGATGGATTAACAGCATCTTCTGGTGTTATGGCTGTACAAACTTCAGGCTCTCTCAGAATCACCTCTGATAAGGTTGCTATTTCTGGTTCTCTTGCCGGGAACGGACTTGACTACTCTGGAGGTGTTGATTCTATTGCTAGTCTTTCTGTTGATGTTTCGGATTTTATGACAAACGGTTCAGACAACAGGGTTGTAACAGCAACAGGCACAGATGGAATGAATGGCGAAGCGAACCTAACATTTGATGGCTCAACACTTACGGTAACAGGAGATTCGACAATAGATAAGAATCACTCCGATACTGACGCAACAACAATAACCGGTCTACAAATAGATTTTGATAAGACCGGGAATTCCACATCAGATAACACTATGTATGGTCTCAATATTGACATGGACAACACAACTGCCACCAATGGCAACAACTATATGTATGGTTTGTACGTCACGCCGACACTTACGCACGCCGCTGATGCTGGTGGCAGCTTTGTATACGGTGCGTTGATAAATGCACAAGGCAACACAAACGGCTCCAGCTTCGTCCAAGGTGCAAGGATCGAAGCAGGCGGCGGCGATATCAACTACGGACTCCAGCTTGATGTTGAGGACGGCGGCGTTGATCTTAGAATTGAGAGTTCAGCCGATAGTGGCGATTATTTTCAGATTCAAACCACTGCCCATGGGGCAACCACAATCACAACAGTTGATGATGATGCTACTGCTGCTAATCTTACATTTAATGTTGATGGAGACATCACTTTAGATCCAGCAGGAGGAAATATTGTCCTTGACGGCCAAGTTGCCATTGGAACAACAGGAACAGCTAATAGGTCATTGGCGGTCAGTGGATCTATGAGAGTTTCTGGCTCTGATGTTCAGATGTCTTTCGGAAGTAGTCCTCAACTTCAATTATCTGCATCAAAGTCTATTACTGGAAACACAAGTCTTTTAGAAATTACGACTCCGACCAAAGCAAACCTTTTCTCTGTTAATGAAGCTGGGATGGTCGGAGTGGATATGGTTCCCGCTGCTTTTAACGCTTCTTTATATGTTTCTGGTGCAGCCGTTGTTGGTGCTCCAACCGCTGCTCTTAATAACGCAAATTTGCATTCTGGTTCTTATTCATTTTATCTTGATGAGGGATCAAATAAGTTGATGGTTAGTGTGAGATATTCTAATGGAACAATGAAATCTGGCTCCATATTACTTGACTAAACATTAAAAGTGTTTTTCCTCAATAAAACACTATTTATTGATGATAATAGTATTATTAGGAGTTGTTATTAATGTCTTCAATGTTAGAAAAAGCCATAGTTGATGCCGCTGCCCTCCGTGAAGCCGCCCTAAAGAATGCCGAGCAGGCAATCGTTGAGAAATATGCACCAGAAATTAAAGCAGCAGTTGATACACTGCTGGAGTCCTCAACAAAGACCATTGTCCAAGAACAGGACGAAATGCTAGGAGGCTCAATGGCCACATCGGCACCACCTTCAACACCTGTTGAGGCACCTTTTGCTGTGGCCGATCAAAGCCCAAATCAACCAGTCGAGATGTCTATTGAATTTGAGTTTGACCCTGAAGATTTTAACATTGATCTCGGAGCACTCCAACAACAAGCCCAAGAAGAGCCGCCTCCCGGAGAAGAAGAAATGATGGGAACAGACGATCTTATGGCAGATCTTGGTTTGGGTGGAGAAGAAGGTGGAGAAGAGTCTCCTCTTGGCGACCTCGGAGCAGAGGGCGGAGAAGACGAACTTGCACTTCAAGAAATTATTAATTTAATGAACGAAATTGACCAAGAAGAGGTTCTTGAAGAAGAGTTGATTGTTGATGCTGGTGAGACGAAATCTGGTTGGTTTGCGACAGACGCAGGCGCAAGACAATACCAACAAGAAATGGAATTAGCCAAGCAAGAATCGACCGAAGCAAAAGAAGAAAACGAAGAACTTAATAAAAAGGTCAAAGAATTAAAAGAAAGAATTAACAAATATAATGCAGACAATAAAAAATTGTATTCTGCTGTTAAAGAATTAAAAGTCAAATTGGATGAATCACTTTTGTCAAATGCAAAATTGGTTTATTCTAATAAGATTTTAAGCGATACCTCCTTGAATGAGCGACAAAAAGATAAAATTGTCGAAGCTATCGCACAGGCAAAAACACTGAATGAGGCAAAAACTCTTTGCGAAACTCTAAAAGCTACAGTGGGATCAACAAAAGAAAATGGTCCAAAATCACTTAGTGAGTCGGTTCAAAGAAAATCTAACTTATCAAATATTTTGCCGAGAAACAAAAAAGAAATGAATGAAAGTTTTTCATTTTCTGATAAAATGAAAAAACTAGCAGGAATTTCATAAGACATACTTTAGGAGGTATTAAAAATGTCTATTATAGAAACACTTAGTGAAGGCATTGTAAACCGCGACATGGCTAAAGAAGGCGAAGCTCTTCTTAATAAATGGTCAGCAACCGGCTTACTTGAAGGTCTTCAAACACAACGAGAACAGTCTACTATGGCTCGTCTCTTGGAAAATCAAGCCAAGGAGCTTCTTCGTGAGGCTTCTTCTATGGGACTTGGCGGCGATGTCGAAGGTTTTGCTGCTGTTGCTTTCCCAATTGTCCGTCGAGTATTCGCTGGACTTATTGCTAACGATCTTGTTAGCGTTCAACCAATGAGCCTTCCATCAGGTCTCATTTTCTTCCTTGACTTCGTATTTGGCGATGAACTTGGAGGTTCCGCAACGACAGCAGACCGCTTTGGCAACACCATGGGCGGCACCGAGTCAATTTACGGTACTAGTGATGTCGGTAAAGACATCATTGATGGGGTGAGTCTTGTTGATGCTCGCGGTATTGAATCCGGTGGAGGCCCTATTCGCGCTGGTGCTTCCGGTTATGCTTATGCATCCCCAACTGGCTCAAACCTCGTTATTCATGTGAACAATATTAAGTGCCAAAGGGCCTTCGACCTTAATGGTGCAGTTAGCGAAGATGCCGCAAAACACATTCAGTATGACCCTGACTTGTTGGCTATTACTGATGGCACAGGTGTTCTCGTTGTCGATGTCGGCATTTCTTGTTTTACTGCTTCTCACGGTGGAAGTCCGGCTGATACCAACAACCTTTCTGCCTTTACCATTGGTGACGGTAATACTGCATGGAATAATGAAGCTGATGCCGCCACAACTCAAGTTCGTCGTTTGACTACAAGAGTTGCCGCTGCTGATACTGCTTTGTCAGAAGCAGCAATTCGTTTTGTTTTGATGCAACCTGCCGCGAATGGCGTTCAGGCTGCACGGACTTCAGCAGCAGCGGGAACCGCTGACTTGGGTGCTGGATTATTGGAATTTCCAATCAGGGATGATCTGATTGCTGGTGGTGCTCTTGGTGCTGTCGTTGGGTCACCTGAGTGGGGCCTTGAAGGCGAAGCAGCAATCCCAGAAATCGACATCAAGGTCGATAGTATTGCTATCACGGCACAAACCAAGAAATTGAAAGCCAAGTGGACTCCAGAATTGGGTCAAGACTTGAATGCTTATCATAACTTGGATGCTGAAGTTGAGTTGACCTCGATCCTTTCTGAGCAAATCGCTCTTGAAATTGATCGTGAGATTCTTGCTGATCTCGTTAACGGTGCAACTGCTGGAAAATACTATTGGTCTCGTTCACCGGGACTTTTTGTGAACCGCCAAACTGGTTTGGAATTGGGCGCAACTGCTGCTGCCCCTGACTTCACTGGAACGGTTAGTGAATGGTATGAAACCTTGATCGAAACTATCAATGATATTTCCGCTCAAATTCATCGTAAGACGCTTCGTGGTGGCGCAAACTTTGTTGTTTGCTCTCCTGAAGTTGCTAACATTCTTGAGTTCACCTCTGGGTTCCGCGCTAATGTTACCGCTGATGCCGATAAAGGCGTTATTGGAGCAGAAAAAGTTGGTTCTTTGAGCCGCAAGTTTGATGTTATCGTTGATCCTTATTTCCATCGAAATGTTATTCTTGTTGGTCGTAAAGGAAACTCTTTCCTTGAAAGTGGCTATGTGTATGCACCTTATGTGCCTCTCCAAGTCACTCCAACGATCTTCGGAACTGAGGACTTCGTGCCTCGTAAGGGTGTCATGACCCGTTACGGTAAGAAGATGGTTCGTGCTGATATGTACGGCCTTGTTATCGTCCGAGGACTTCTTGGTGAAGGTGGAGCTAGCTAATCTAACTTAGAATAGCAATGCTACAAAAATGCCCCTGATGATTTATTTCATCGGGGGTTTTTCTTTTTCACCATACTATTTACTATTGATCGCACATTGAAAGTGCAAAGATTTTAAGGAGATTATTAATATGTCAAAATCTGGAAGATATGCTTCAAATAGATTAAAAGTTGAAAACCTTACGGCGACCGCGAAAACCGTGGATGTTGCCGATTGCGGAACTATTTTTACTGTAGGCGCAGCCGCAACTGCTGTAGTGTTGCCATTGTTGTCTAGTGCTGGTAAGGGCTGGTGGTGCAGATTTGTTGTCAACGACGAAACCGCACAAGTGACCATTGCACAACATGCTTCTGATACTGCTAACCAAATGGTTGGACATGTTAAGTCTTTTACGGATAATGCCGCTGTTCAGTTATCCCCGGCGAATGAAGGTGATGCGTTCGATCTTATTACTATTACAGCCGATGCTGTTCAAGGTGACTTTGTAGAAGTATACACGGATGGAACACTTTGGTATGTTTCCGGCGAATCATGTTCAGGTGCTGCCGATTGCATTACTTGTGCATAATCCTTAATCTTCAAAATAATAAAATCAAGCCCACCATTGTGTGGGCTTTTTTTAATTCCGCAAATTTTATTTCCGGCCAATTTTTGAGATTTGAGCCTAATTATAACATTATCAAGGAGTTATAATGGCTAGAAAATCACAACGCCTAAGAAGGGCAAAAATCATTGAACGCAGAAAAGAAGCCGCAAGACAAGCGGAACTCAAAGTCCAAGAAGAGAATTCTGTTCGTATTCAAAAGTTAAAAGAGCAACAAGAGCAAGAAGCGAAAGCCGCAAGACTTAAGGCCCAAGCCGAAGCTGCAAAAAAAGCCGCAATGGAAGCCGCTGCTAAAAAAGAAGCAGAATTAAAAGCAAAAAAAGAGTCTGAGGTCAAATTAAACAAAACAACAAAGAAAACAACCACTTCTAAGCCCAAGACAACCAGACGCAAAAGAACAACCAAAACCAGAACGACTAATCAATAGTAGCTTTACATTAGATGTAACTATTTATTCTTGATTGGGGGGTTTTATGAATGGCGTTACCAACACTTACACCAGCTTCAACTAAAAGCGCACTTGTTCTTCCAGTAACTGGGGCCACAGGCGATGTTGTTGCCGCATTGCCATTGGGAGCATATACAGGTTCAGCATTTCTTGCGGGTGCTGCTGCTCAAGTTGCATACACTTATAAGAAATTAGGTGGAGATATACTTGATATTGAACTTAAGGCAGATAACGTATATGCGAACTATGAAGAAGCATGTCTTGAATACTCTTATATAGTTAACATACATCAGTCAAAAAACGTCCTAGGATCGGTCTTAGGGGCCGCTACGTCGAGTTTTAACCATCGAGGGCAGGTTACCTCTGGGTCCCTAAACATAGCCCTTAAATATCCCAAATTCTCCTTTGAAACAGCTTTTCGCTTGGCTGATTCATATTCATCTGAGGCTTTAGTCGGAGGTCGTCGGGAGATGTATTCGGCCTCAATTGCTGTTGTGACAGATCAGCAAGATTATGACCTTCAAACCATAGCTGCAACTCATGCCGATGACTCATCAAGTCCTTTTTATAATAAAATAGGAAATCAAAGAATAAAGGTGCATCAAGTATATTATATATCCCCAACCCAAATGTGGCGGTTTTATGGATATTATGGAGGTCTTAATGTCGTTGGAGATTTTCAAAATTATGGCCAATATGCTGATGATTCTAGCTTTAATGTGATTCCCGCTTGGCAAAATAAAGCCCAAGCTATAGCATATGAAGATCATTTATATACAAGAACTTCTCACTATTCTTATGAAATTATTAATAATAAGTTGAGGCTATATCCCACACCAAATACTGCGCGTCAAAATACATTTTGGTTTAGGTTCTCAATAGACCCCGGAGATGACCCGTGGACCGACGACACAGAAGCAGGTCAAAATGGAGTTAATAATATGAATACACTTCCATTTGAGAACTTGCCATATGAAAATATTAACTCCATTGGAAAACAATGGATTAGAAGATTTTGCCTCGCTCTGTCTAAAGAGACTTTGGGGCAGATTAGGGGCAAATTTGGAGGCTCAATTCCTGTTCCCGGAGACAATATAACTTTAAATGCAACTGATCTTCTATCTCAAGCTAAAGAAGAACAAAATTCTTTAAGAGATGAACTCAAAACCCAGTTAGATGAAATGACATATCCCAAGCTTCTTGAGAGAGACTCAGAAATGTCAGAGAATGCTCAAAAAATGGTTGAAAATGTACCATTAAAGATTTTTGTGGGGTAAATAAATGTCAGACAAATGGTCAAAATCAGCGCAACCTCCTCCTCCATTATTTCTTGGAGAAAAAGAACGAGATTTAGTAAAACAAGTAAATGATGAAATCATTGAAAGAGTAGTCGGACAACAAATATTGTATTTTCCGATTGATATTGAATATACGAACTTTCATCCTCTTTATGGCGAGGCCATAGAAAAAACTTTTTTACCCCCAATTCGTGTATATGCCCTTGTTGAGTATGGAGGGGAAGAAACAAACTACATGTCTAACATCGCAGTCGATGAAATGACTAAAATCACGGTTAAATTTCACCGAAGACGACTAACCGAAGACCAAGATCTTGAAGTGAGGGTCGGTGATTTTGTTAGATATGGAGATAAATACTATGAGATAGTCAAAATATCTAACACAAAACACCTTTTCGGACAAGTCGAACATAAATTTGAAATGTCTGCTGAGTGTATAAGAGCAAGGGACGGTTTATTCAATGCCAGTTAATCCAAAAGAAATAACATTTGATCCTTCAACATTAGAAAACATCGATATGGGCCTCTATGAGTGGGTTAAGGATAAATTAAATCTGCACACCACAACCAATGATGGATATAAACCAGTCCCAGTCATTTGGTTGGGAACAGAGAGAGCATATCAGCTAAAAAAGAACAAAGAACTAAGAAACTCTGATAACCGCTTAAAGCTTCCAATTATTGCTATAAATAGGGAATCTATTACCAAAGACCCCAACTTCAAAGGGGCATTTCAGGCGCATTATTTTCAAGATAATGATTATAAAGGCGGAACAGTAACAATTTATAGAAGAATAAGCCACAGAGCACATGGAAACTATCAAAATACCATTGTTTCGCAAGCTTATGAGGACGGCAGAGTAACAGGTACATACTGGTCTGGCTCCGCAGGTCTTCGCCCCGCCAAAGATGAAGACGGAAATTTTATTGATAAAAAAAAGATATTATATCAACAAATAACGATTCCAGTTCCAAGCTACATAACAGTTGTTTATAACGTTCTTTTGAGAACAGAATATCAACAACAAATGAATGACCTTGTTACTCCATTTATAACGAGAACCGGAGGTATAAATAGTTTTTTCTTTGAAAGAAACAAATGGAAATATGAGTCCTTCATTCAGCAAGATTTTGCTGAAACAAAGAATATCAAAGACATGGGCGAAGATGAACGAATGTTTGAAACAGCTATTCAAATAAAGGTCCTTGGTTATCTAATTGGTGATGGCAACAACAATGAACGACCGAAGATCACAATAAGAGAAAATGCTGTCCGAACTGTCATATCTAACGAGAGAGTAATTGTCGGAGACAAGGTGCCTTGGAAAGATAAAGATAACGATTATACAGAATAGGTTTTTCCACTAAAACAATACTATTTACTGTGAGATATTAATTTAAAGGAGAACTTTTTAATGCCTAGAATTTTTGATTTTATTTCCCCCGGTGTGGAAATTACAGAGATTGACGAAAGCCAAGTCACTCGCCCCGCAGGAGACGATGGCGTATTGTTGATTGGTCCCGCAAGAACTGGACCCGGTATGCAACCGATTAAGGTTAAAACTATAGAAGATTTTACCGCTGTTTTTGGAAAACCACAATCTGGTGTTGGAGTTCAAGATGCTGATGTTTGGCGTGATGGAAACCAATCTGTTCCAACATATGCTTCTTATGCAGCACAAGCATGGTTAGCTTCCAACACATCACCAGTTACTTTTGTTCGACTTCTGGGCTCTGATTCACCAGAGCAAGACAGTGGATATACTAAGGCCGGATGGAATCTTGGCGGACATGTTCAAAGTACTACTGCAAACGTCAACAGACTTGCTTATGGCCTTTGGGTTGCGCCGTCTGGTGCCTATAATGCGACAAACGTCACTGGAACCTTGGCTGCTATTTTGTACACCACTGGTGCCGTTATGACGCTTAGTGGAAATATTATGAGAGTATCAGCCTCCACCCATGCCGGTAATACGACATCATCGGCTGGAACCTTTATTACATCAATTTCCACTGCCAACCAACCAGCCACTTTTAGGTTGGACATTTGGGATAGTGTTCACGGCGGTGCTTCTTATGGTAACGGCAATCCTCTTGAAAGTCATGTTTTCCACTTTGACCCAGATCAGAGAGACGGATATATTAGAAATGTTCTTAATACCAATCCTCAAAAACTAAATTCAACTAATTATCCTTCAACAGAAGTCAAGAAATATTTTCTTGGAGAAACTTTTGAAGAATCAGTTAAACACTATGTTACGACTCCCAAACCAGTTGTTGGGGAGCAATGGGCTTTCATCGCTCCTTTGGTGTCTGGCTCTGTATCGTGGATCGACAGACAATCAGAAGCAAAGCCAAGTAAATCAGGCTGGGTTATTTCAAGAAATCCATCTCCTACAGAAAATCATGGAGCCTTTACTGCATCCGCTCAAACAAAGCTGTTCAGAGTCACTTCTCTTCATGATGGAGAATGGTTTCAAAATAACCACTATATCACCATTGAGAACCTTCGACTTGGAACCGTAAAAGATCCGAATTCTACTTTCTCCCTTGTTGTAAGAAGCAAGGCTGGAAAAGCACTTGAAACATATACAAATCTAAACCTTAGTAAACCTTCGTCCAATTTCATTGGTAAAAGAATTGGAACTCAATATCAATCTTGGGACTCGCAAAATGATAAGTATGACCTTTATGGGGATTACGAAAATGTTTCAAGTTATGTTAGAATTGAGTTGGCGGATGCCCTGAAAAGTGTCGGTGGCTTGTCTGATTCTTACGCTATTCCATGGGGCTTTTTCGGCCCAGCTAAATTAAAAGGATTTACTTGGTTGTCAAAAAGAGACAATGGCACAGCCCCCGCCACGGCTGCCTCCGTGACCGGAATACATAATTTGGGCGCAATTGCAACGGGATCGACGGTCGTAGCAACCCAACATGCACATCACTTTGTTGGAAGCTGCTCTGGTAGTGGTCTTGCGATGGGTTGGCAACATCTCGCACAGCAAGGAGCCGGTGGCTATCTATCTTCTTCAGTGCCAGACCACACTGCTTCTTTCGTTTATCCAAAATTGCGTATGTCTGAACAAAATACTAACGCTTCAAAAAATTGGCTTAAAACTGATATGTTTGGACTTCATCACAAGGTCCCTAGTAAGAATTCTAAGGAAGCATATAATGATAATAGTTATGTTGACTTGCTTAGACATATGGGTGCCCAATTGGATGTTCATGAGTCTAACAACACAAGCACAGAGCCCTCGTTTGTTTTCACTTTAGACGAAGTTCATAAGCTAGATGGAAAGTTTTATTGGCTTTCTGGCTCGTTTGCTGCTGGAAACGGTGCCGTTGTATCGGGAAGTCCAGTTTCAGAAACTGCTGCATCCGGCTCACAAAGCCTTCTTGATGACAAAGTCAAACAGTTTGCACTTCCGCTGTTCGGTGGATTTGACGGCCTTGATGTTGAACAGGTTGATCCCTTTTCAAATGTTAATATTTTAGATGTTGCCAATTCGCGAACAGCGCATTATGCCAACTATTCTGTCGGAAAAGCTTTAGACGCTGTCTCTGATAAAGAAGTGGTAAAATATGACGTTATTAGTGCTCCGGGGCTGACAAACACACAACTAACTGATGATTTGATTGAAATAGTTGAAAAACGTGGCGATGCTTTGGCCATTCTTGATTTAAATGATGGCTATAAAGAAACTTATGAAAACAGCGGAACCAGACTTACTACCGGCGGGACAGTTGCATCTGTATTATCAACTATGACATCTAGAACAGAATTAGACACAAGCTATGCCGCCGCATATTTCCCAAGAATTAGACTTAGGGACACGCTTAATGCAAATGGCGATGTTCTTGTGGCTCCAGCGTCTGTTGGTGCCATTGGGGCTCTTGCATTCTCAGATGCGAACTCCGATGGGCCTTGGTTTGCCCCTGCTGGGTTTAATCGCGGAGGTCTATCACGATTGGGTGGAAACCAAGGTCCAGCGTGTGTAGGAACATGGAAAAATCTTTCTAAATCAGATAGAGATGACCTCTATGAGGTGAATATTAACCCGATTGCTAGATTCCCCGCTGTTGGCGAAATTGTCATTTTTGGACAAAAAACACTTCAGGTCGAAGCCTCGGCACTCGATAGGGTAAATGTCCGAAGACTTCTAGTTTATCTTAAAAAGAAAATTAGTAAAGTTGCTGATTCGATTCTTTTCGATCCGAACGAGCAAACTACTTGGACCAAATTTAGCACCAAAGCCGATTTGATCTTGAGAGATGTTCAAGGAAGATTTGGTATTGAAGAATACAAGATTGTATTAGATGACTCAACAACCACAGACGCGGAAAAAGATCAGAACATTATGAACGCTAAGATTTTTATTAAACCAACAAAATCAATCGAATTCATTGCAATCGACTTTATTGTTACCAGAAGCGGCATTGAATTTTAATAATCAACTACTTAATATAAAGTAACAGGAGAAAACATATTATGGCATTTTGGAGCAGCGCAGACTCAGAAGCAAAGAGAAATTATAGATTTAAAGTTACCATTGGAGGCAATGCCATTTGGTATGCTAAAACTTGTACTTTACCCTCTTATGATGTTTCTGAGGTAGAACATAATCATATGGATAATAAATATTATTTTCCGGGTAGAGTTAGCTGGTCGGAGGTTACCGTTAATATGGTTGATCCAATTACTCCCGATGCAGCCGCCGAATTAAATAAGATGTTGAAGGAGATGGGATATCTTGTTCCCGGAGGCTCAACTAGTGCAGTGAACAAAGCTACCATTGACAAAACGAATAGTGGTTTACTTGTTGTAATCGAGGTTCTTGATAAAGAAGGCGTATCCGTCGAAAAGTGGGAGTTAAAGAATTCTTTTATTAAAGCTGCTAAATTTGGAGATTTAGATTATAGCAATGATGAATTAAAAACAGTTGAACTTACAATTCGTTATGACTGGGCTGTTCATACCGACTCCGACGGTGCGACTTATTTTACCCAAGAGGGTGCCTAACAGAGGTTAATAAATGGGATTTTGGAGTAGCACAGAATCTGAACCTTTAAGAAAGTATAGATTCAAAGTCACAGGTCTCACTGAAGACATCCATCTTGTTAAATCAGTAACACTTCCAACGTTTGAAGTAAATCAAAATTCTTATCAAGTCCTAAATCATATGACAAAGGTTGCAGGGGTTTTAAGTTGGCAAGACATTACAATTACACTTGTCGCAGATAGCAAAACATTAGAAAAGATTACAGCCCTCGTTCATAACAATGGACATAACTGGAATCCAGCTTCTCCCAAAGGTGGAATAGTGAGTAACTTTAAAGGCCCCCTTCAAGAAAAAATGTTGATTGAACTTCTTGATAAAAGTGGCGCAAAAGCAGGTCAAGCTTTTGAATTAAATGACTGGTTTATCTCCGGGATATCTTATGGAGAGCTAGATTATTCTGATGACGAACTATATACTATAGAGATAACTATATCCTATGAATGGTGTGATATAAAATAATTTTCTTTTTTAAGCGAGGTGAAAATTGGGTAAAAGAAATAATTTGGAGAGAACCGGAGCCACAGTTCAGGCTGAACCGCCTCCTCCAGTTGAATCAGGTGTAAGTCCTTTACACTTTGTTGCACCGACAGAATTTGTTGAACTGCCTTCTGTCGGGGTTGGATATCCAGAGGGTCACCCCCTCTGCGGCCAAGAAACAATAGAAATAAGGTTTATGACAGCAAAAGATGAAGATATTTTGTCTTCTCGCACATTATTAAAAAAAGGTCTTGCTGTTGAAAGATTTTTAGATAATATTATTGTTAATAAAAATCTTAAAGCATCGGAAATGCTTGTTGGGGATCGTAATGCAATTTTGATTTCAGCTAGAATTTCTGGCTATGGGGCAGATTATGAAACACAAGTTGGCTGTCCTTCTTGTGGGGAGAAAGTGCATTTTACATTTGATCTAAACAAAAGAACGATTGATGAAAGTCGATTGAACGAAAAGATAGACTTAACCAAATCTGAAGATGGATACTTTGCAACTGAAATGCCTTTATCGAAATTTAAAGTAAAATTTAAATTATTAATGGGAAAAGATGAAACTTATCTTAGTCAATTGACTCTAAAGAAGTCCAAAGCAAAAGATGCCGATGCTATGTTCTCTGATCAATATAAAAGAATGATAGTTTCAGTTGAGGGACACACTGATCAAGGCGTTATTAATCATTATGTAAATAATATGCCAACTTTGGACTCTCGTCACTTGAGAGCATGTTATAAAGAAGCCACACCCAGTGTCCAGATTACAGAAAACTATGTTTGCTCCTCCTGTAATCATGAAGAGGACATGGAGGTGCCCTTTACAGCGGACTTTTTTTGGCCTGACCGATAGATATATGGAAGCTGTTTATGAACAGTTTTTTCTATTAAAATATCATGGTGGTTGGTCGTTAACAGAGGCATATAATTTGCCTGTCGGACTTCGACTTTGGTTCTTGAAAAGACTTGAAAAACAGTTTGAAGACGAAAAAAAGCATTATGATAAAGCGTCTAGAAAAAGATAATGAAATGCCCCCTTGGGCATTTTTTTATTCAAACTATTTATTCTTGATTGGGGGGATTTTTTTATGATTATAGATTTTTCAAACAAAAAACTATTAAAAGAGAGTTATATGGAAGCACTTGGAGCTTGGTCTAAAACTCTTTTAAAATGGATGTATGGCGATGACGTTCAAATGGTTGCCAATTTGAATGAAGACGACGAAGAAGTAGTCCAAGGTCCTAAATTTATTATTAGAGGCAAACATAGAGATGTTAAATCTTATGCTGATGCCATTGTTAGTGAAAAAAACTATCTTGATGCTTATTCTCAACACGGAAAAGATCATCTTCAAACCGCAAAAGCCAGAGAAAGACTAAATACAGCAGTAAGGAAGTTTGAGGCAACCACAGGATTATTGTGGCCCTTTAAAGATGAGGAATAATAAATGTCCAAAGATAAGAAGACTCAAAATACAGAACAACAAACAGAAGCAAATAAAAAACTAAATCTCACTGAAAAAGAAAAACTAGAGATTTATAAAGAAATGAATGACAAGCTGTTGGAAAATAACAAATTGTCTGAGGAGTCTTCCCGTGCTACTTTAGAAAGATCCGCTCGCGAAATGGAACTTGCTGGAATCTTGCGAGACACAACTGCACAATACGAAGCAGCAAATGAGTTTTTAAAAGCTAAAAAAGAAGCAATGGACGATCTTATTGAGTCCGAAGAAGACCTCGCCACCGCCGAGGCTAAATTTGCCGCCCAAATGGGTTTCACCCGCGACCAGATGGAAAAAACGGAAAAAGAGGCATTGAAGCTCAAAGAGGCGTATGAAGAAATGGGTGAAGCTGGCAAAGCCGCCCAAAAAAAGCTTCGCCCAATGTTCCAAGATATGGCAACTCATATGGGAATAGTTTCTCAAAAAGGAAACAAAATAGTTGGCAATATGATATCGATAGGACAATTTGCCAGATCTAAAGGCGGCATAGCCGGGATGAAAATGGCCTTCAAAGAAGTTATTAATCCAATGAGTCTCGCTATTGGCTTGCTTACAAATATTACACAACAAACAATAAAATATGCACTTGCGGTTGACGAAGCAACAGCCTCCTTCGCAGCGCAGACAGGCGCAGGTAAGGCTTTGTATAATGACATAGCAGAAGTTGGATCAAACTTTAGACGTTTTGGAATATCTGCCAAAGATGCAGCAAAAGCCGCCGGGGATCTTTTTAATGCATTCCCCGGATTTTTAAATTTGAGTTCTCAGACCCGCGAAGAAATGGAATATATTGTTGCTGGTTTAGAAAAATTGAAAGTTTCAGGAAGTGACTCATCAGAAAGTATTATGTTTATGAGTAAAAACTTAGGACTAGCAGGAGCAGCAGCAGCAAATGCCACTAAAGAAATGGCTATGGTTGGAAAGGCTTTAGGCATGTCAGCAAGTAAAATAACAAAAGGCTTCAATAAGGCAATGAAGTCTTTGGCTGTCTATGGCAAACAGGCCCCAAAAATATTTAAAGGTGTGGCCGCCGCCGCACAAGCCGCTGGTGTTGAGGTTGATGATCTTTTGGGTCTTGCAGATAAATTTGATACTTTTGCCGGTGCTGCTGAATCCACTGCTAAACTAAATGCTATTATGGGAACTCAACTTTCTTCAACTAAAATGTTAATGGCGAACGAAGAAGAAAGAATTGAAATATTAATGAGAACCATGCAAGCTCAAGGCAAACAGTTTAAAAATATGGATCGCTTTACTCAAAAAGCAATCGCAGCCACAGTGGGCATTAAAGATATGTCTAAAGCTCAAAAGATTTTTGGTATGAACTTAAAAGAATATAGAAGCTTTAAAGATGCCGCCAAAGACAACGCCAAAGCCGAGGAAGAATTTCAAGAAAGGATGATGCAAGCAATGTCTGTTGTTGAGAAACTTAAGGCCGCATTTATGGAATTTGCAATAACAATGGGTCCGTTTGTTGAAGAAACTTTGGTCCCGTTTATTGAAAAATTGGCTGAATGGCTATCGTGGCAAGATGGTCTCCTTGTAAAGATTGGTGGAGTTGTTGCTGTCTTTTTTGTTTTAACATCAATCCTTTCAACCATACTTGGGCCCATAAAAGCCTTAAAGGTTGCTTCTTTTGCTAGTGCTGGAGGGCTTATTGCCCAATCTAAAGCTATCAAAAAAATAGCCAAGCACGCCCCGGCTGCTGGTATCTCAATAACAGCTACATTAGTACCAGCAATTTCAGCTTTGGGAGCAGCATCAACACCTGCTGCTGTCCCTGTTGGGGCACTCGCAGTCCAAATGACGGCCCTTTCAAAAGCCGTTGTCGCCGCTGGTGGGTTGGCGGCCTTGGCAACAGCTACTGGAACCCTCGGAACCGCCGCCGCCGCCGCGAATCTTCCGATTACGGCCTTGAATGGACTGATACCATTATTTGGCACTGCGTCTTCAACAGCCGCTGGTGGTGTTAGTGCGCTCGGAACCGCCGCTGGCGGCGCATCTGCTGGAGTTTGGTCGTTTGCTGGCGCAATGGCTGGTGTTGCTGGTGCTTTAGTTTTGATTGCTTTGGGAATTGTTGCCATTATTTTATCTTTTGCATATCTTGTTGATATATTTGTTGAAGCTGGAGATTCTGCTTTTCAAGCAGCAGCAGGATTTTTCCTTATAGCTTTGGGAATCGCTGCTATCACACTGGCCTTAAACGCCCTTGGTTCAAATCCGGTAAGTTGGGCCGCAGTGGGCATTTTGGCAGGATTATTTCTTGGTGTCATTGGCGCAGCTTTAGCGATGGCATCAATGGCAGAGGCCATTGGAACTATGGCCACAGAATTGGCTAAATTAGGAGATGTTGATTTATCTAAATCTATTGGCGAACTCGGACCCTCTCTCTGGAAAGCGCAAACTCAACTTCAATCCTTGGAGGCCGGAAGTGGAGTAAAGATAACTTCTGTTTTGGAAAATATGGCTTTAATATCAACCGGAACTTCAGCAGAAAAAATGAAAGGTGCCGCTGGTGGTGGTCTCGCTGGTGCCTTGGGCAGTGTCGTGGACAGCATTATGGGGCTCGGAAAGGACAAAGAAAAGATGAAAGTGACACTAAAATTAGACGGACCTGCAACAGAGAAGCTATTTAAAGAAGCAATAGCTGATGCCGAAGCTGATACTAGCTTTTCAGTAGCATGAGGATTTATTTATGACCATACCAAGTACATTATATAGTAAAGCAACTCGCGCTTATGCAGGAAAAAGCGGCCAAGGGGAACTGATCATTCAAAGTATGATTACTTTGGAACAGATAGTATTTGCTGCTTTTTTGTCCGATTTTAGCCAAGCTTTTAAATCCAATTGGAATGAAGAAAGAGTATATGGCAGAAATGATCCAATTGCAACTTTTCAAGGAACCACTAGAACAATATCATTGGCATTTGATATTCCATCGGGAAATATAGCACAAGCTCAAGCCGCATTAAAACAGTGCGACCATTTAATGAAGTTCCTCTACCCAGCTTATAACAATATCAGTGTTCAAGAATTGGGAATAAAAAAACAAACCGATGAAGACAAAAAAAAGGCCAAAAAAGAGGAAATTGTTAATGCTGGGAAAGTAGTTTCGATGGGATCAGTAATCTCGCATCCGCCCTTGGTAAAGGTTAGATTTGCAAATTTGTTAAAATCTTCAAAGCCATCACAAGGAAAACAGGACTCTGAAGGTCTTCTCGGATATTTAGATGGTTTAAACTGGTCTCCTGCTTTGGATATGGGCGTGTTTCTTGATGGGTCTGGGAACATATATCCCAAAGTTATTAATTTAAGCTTTGGAATGACCGTCCTACACCAAGCCGATCTCGGCTGGAATAGGGATAATAAAACACAAACTTTATATAAGAGTCAGAGCTTTTTTCCGGGACCCCATTCCCATAAAAGCGATGGAATAAAACAAGGAAAATCCGCTGCACCCAAGAAGCCAGCCGATCAAAGCCAAAAAGATGCCGATTCCAAAGTTACAGAGGAACAGAAAACAGCAGACGCAAATAAATCAGAAGGAAACGGATAATGTCTAGATATTCAAGAAGAGTAACAGCTATTAATTTTGAAGAACAATACGATAAAATGTTTGAACAACGCGGCGTTCTTCAAATAGAACAATATAGAACTCCTATTTCTACCCCGGTTGAACAAAAAGTTTTAGATTCCATTGAATATCAATCTCATATGTGGTCTATGGGAGACTCTTATTGGAGGCTGGCAAGGCTATTTTATGGTGATTCAAGATATTGGTGGATTATCGCCTCTTTCAATAAAAAACCAACAGAAGCTCATAATTTAATTGGAGATGAAATCAGAATTCCGGTTAATCTTTCAGAAGCCCTTCAGGTGGTGTCATAATGGGAGTTAGAGATGTATTTGAAGAAGTCGGAAAATCCCCATCAAGCGATATGTCAACACAATTTGCTTTTTTAAGTCTTTTAACTTATGTTTTGGGTGAAGCTTCGATGAAGGGTGATACATGGAAACGGGATAATGCTGGTCACATAAAATCTTTGAAAAGAAATCTCACTAGTGGAAAATTTGGTGGACCATCAACCACAGAAGATGGTTGGCTATGGGCACGCCCACCAAAGGGCTGGCCCGCACAGAGCAATAATGGTAACCCACCAGAAAGATTCCCCCTTGGCGCAGGATGCGCTTGGAGTTATGTGATGTGCGATTCAGATGACTTTTATTGGACAGAAGATTTTTCAAAGTGGGTACTTGCGTGTTACCCAATGGCTGATTTTACATTGAAGCCAGACGGTGAAAATTGGAATATTGAAGACAAGGACTGCGACCTGAACCTCCTTAACAACTCCGATGCTTTGATGAAGGCGACATTTTCATCATCTGGATATTTTGGAGCTAGACAATCAGCCCATGAAGACTACCCAAAAACCCTCAAGGCTGGACCTCTCTTCGGAGCCCTCAACGATCTTTGGGACGTTTATAATCTCAAGGGCACTCGCATGGGCGAAGAAGGAGATCAGAATCACGGTGAAACCGGCAGATGGGGTGGCGGTGCTCTATTATATCCTGTTGGAGCAGAAGGAGGCATATGGGGTACCCAAATGAAAGCGAAATTTGGCACACAAGATCTCCAAGCAATCGCCCTTTTCAACCAATGGCGACAGTGTGTTATGACAAGGTATGTTTTCCACCCAATGCAGTGTATTGGCTTTCAAACAGGCGCGGGAGTAAGACATAGCATTGCATGGGGCTTTTGTAGATATTTGTGGCAATCTAAGAAAATTGGTTATAGTTCTGATGGCGACAGAATCTTAGATATCAATATGACCAAAGAAGAGTGTGCTCTCTTTTATTTGATGACTGGCCCCCCAAGTGAAACCGGTGTGCATCCTTGTGCTCATGCCTATTACACGAACAAAAAATCTATCGCTGTCTCTGGACGCGCCGATGCGTCCGTCCAAGGTGCCCCAAAGTTCCGAAAGTCGTCCACTGAGACTGGTTGGGACAATAGCAACAGCATCAATCCGTTCACTAAAATGAGCGAGGCGACCATGTATGATCAACTTTACAACCCGGACGCGGGGGCGACAGCAGATCTGGTAAGAGGTTGTCAAAAATATTGGCAGGAGTTGGCGATGAACAAGGACACTGCTCCCCCAATGCCAAAAAGGCCCGTTGCAGAAATGTTAACGGGTATTCTTGAAGCAGACCAACTCACTTCCGAGGGCGGGATTACCCGTGATGCATTTTCAAAAATTATTGTCCATGGTCACCCCAAGATAAATGCGGGTGAGGGCGCATTCCACGCGGTGGGATGGAAGTCCCTCAGTTCAGGATCTTTCGCAGGTCAGGATGTCGCCGCCGCTTACACCCCCACAGAGAATTTCAGCTTTGCCGATTTCAAGGGCGGAATAGTGCCCCAATCTTGGGGCGCGATGAAATCTGAAGACCCGCAAGATCCGGGTTATCATTTGTGGGGCTCCGAAAAACAGCTTTTTAAAATAGGCAACCTCGACCGTCCCGCCGGTGAATGGAACGCAGTACAAAATTCTTTTGTAAAACAGAAAAAACACAAATTGGCATATTGCTTCGGGGCCCCCATATGGAATGCCTATGGCAGACATGCCATATTTCGTGCTTTTGGAAAATTTGCAGACGGGTCAACCGATCCGTCGAAGGCCATAGATGCCCAATATGAACAAGCAATACACAATATGGGTATTCCATTTTTTACTGAAGGATATCCCAAAGGCAAAACCGGAGTGGGAGCCCTAAAACCCGTTCCTGAATATCCGACTGCGACGATTTCAAAAAAAGAAAAGGCCGAACGTATGGCAAATCTGATCCGAAACCCCCTTGAGGCAGATTATAAGAGAGATCCTTTAATTTATGTTTCAGACAGTATTCCGGCCTATGATCTGAAAATGCAACAAGCAACCAATTTCGCAAAGTCTTCCACAAACGGTGGTGTGTTTGAAAAATATCAAGAGCCAATTTTTAAAGGATTTAATTTCAAAAGTTGGATGTCTCATGGGGCCGCCCCGGAAGGCACTGGCGCAAGGGATTTGGTTGGAAAACTGCAAAACAAAGTGGACGCACAAAGGGCCGCCGAGGTTTCGGATATGGAGGAACACAAATCTGGAGGCAATGAAGCGGATAAAGCACTGCTGGAGCCTTTTATGGCAAACCAAGGCCGAATTCCTCGTTTTAAAGGAATATATAATCATTTTGATAAAATCGCAATGATTTCCGACACTTTTTGCGATGCTTTCAATGCAAGATTGCGAGCCAAGTCGATTGGCAAAGTCGCTAGAGACGATGATACGTCCATTGGTGCTCACGGTATGCTGAAAAATTATCTTTGGTATGCTTCATTTGCTACTTGGCAATGGCACCAATGGATCAAAGCAAACAATACAATTGTGTACCTTTGGTACGCCCTTGCCGACCAAGCCGCTAAGAAAGATAAATCACCCGCTGAACTTGCTGAGTGGGCCGGTAAAAACAGAGAAAAAGTTATATCTGCCGCTGATGCAGCGTTGGCAAAAGAAATGGAAGAGCGAAGAAAAGCCGCCGCCGCTGCTAAAGCTCGTAGAGAAGCAATGGACTTGGCAAATAAAAGATCAGCAGCGGCTGACAAGGCCAAAGAAAAACAAAGAGAAAGAGAAAAATTTGCTGGTCAATGCACGCTTTTGGGAAATCTTGAAAAAATAAAAAAACAATATCGGGAACAAAACAAAAGCGAAATAAGAGAGAAAGGAAATAACCTTGTTCATGCCGGATCTGCATATAGCGATAGGTTTTATCTTTTAAATCATACGGGACAAGAACATTCAAAAATTCCTAGTCTCTTGTCTCTTCCAAAAAAAGACGCAGTTAAAATGTTTACAGAAGTAACACCAGATATTATTTCAGCACTTACTCCTAAAATAAGATTATTTAAAGTGTTTAATCAAGGAGCAGGAGATAAATACAAAGAAGTTGAATTTATTTTTGAAAATATTACTAATGTTGATATGAATAGTTTTATGGATTCTGCTATGGATAAGGGACATGGTGCCGGTATTAAATCTTTTTCATTTTCGTTTGATGGGACCACCCCAGCGACTGCTAGAAAAGATATAAAAGCAGAATTGGTTTTGTATTTTCAAAATTTTCTTGACTTAACAAAAAAGAGAAAATTTACTCCAAATGAAGAATATAGCTTTGTTGAATTATTATTGTTTCCTTCTGCGCCTCCCAAAGACCAGCCGAATAGGCACCCATATCGCTATTCGGCTGGAGATTATAAAATCCGCGCCGATGTTGGATGGCAATCTAGAAATGATGATGCTTTTATACAAATTTTGAATAAAAGGTGTGCTCTCGACCCAGTATTTAAAGATATTAAAGACCCTCTTACAACATTTAACGATGGATTGAATAAAATTAATAAATCATTTTATTTAAATATGATTGATCATGATTTAGATATTAAACCAGATGGAACAGTTGAAGTTAAGATCACTTACGCTGCTTATATAGAATCAACATTGAGATCCAGCAGTTTGGACGCTTTGTCAACTCCTGAGTCAATAGCAGTGAAGCGTCTTCAAGATAAAAAAATGCGAGAGTTAATCACTGGAGGGCATTGTAGTGATTTTGATCTTAATTATATTAGAGGTTTGTTTTCTAAAAATCAAGAAAATTTTGTGAAAGCCCAATACCAATCTATCAAAAGAAGGCTAATTCAAAGGCAAAAAGTTTATCACGCAGATGTTACTTCGGTTCATATTAGAGATTTTGTGAATGACGGCAAAATGCCAGTCCTCGGTGATGGGGATATACATATTGCTAGAAACAAATTTGAATATGATTTGGATCAGATAGAACAAATGAATAAGGGGGATTACAAACAAAAGATAAATTTCTTTTTTATAGGAGACTTGTTACACACTATTCTTGATTGCATGTATGAGCCTGCTGGGGCTGTTGATGAAGAATATGATCCTTATGGTGCCGGTTCCATATCTCAAGGTAAAATGAGGTCGGATGTGGCCCGAACAAGACTTCTTTTATCTTCTTTTGTATATGACGATTATAACAGCACACCAGAAGATAAAAAACAAAAGTTTAATGACATTAATTTATCAGAAATACCAGTGTCTTTTGAATATTTTCAAAAATGGATGACAGAGAATGTAGTTGAACCAGATAGAAAATCTTATCCAGTATTAGATTTTATTAGAGACCTGTGTCAAATGATAATTAACTTATTTTTAGAGACATGTATTAATAGGCAGGTTGATAAATCGATTTCTCTGGAAACAGGTCAAATTCTTGCTTTGGCAACTACAACTGGAAATGAGCCAATGGCAGCTATGAGATCTTTATCTAAAGGTGACAAAGTTAAAGGCAATGTTCCATATATGATTAATGTCGATAAAAGACATAATTCCAAAGATCTTCCCTTAAACACTTCTGAATACGGCACCAATATAGATGATTTTTGGAATTATGTTTTTATATACCCCGTTACATCAATGAATGCTTCAACACATACAGGGAAAGGCAAGAAGCATATTGATGAAGAAGAAGGAATTTATCATTATCAAATAGGCTCAAATCGAGGTTTATTAAAAACTGTTAAATTTAGTAAGGTCGATATGCAGTACATTAGAGAAGCCCGATTTTTTAATCATGGTCACGATGGATTGATGCAGTTGGGAGCGGTTTATAAAGCCACCCTTAATATGATTGGAAATACTTTGTATTATCCGGGAATGGAACTTTTTATAGATCCGAGGGGCCTCGGAGGACCAGATTTTGACCCAACGATTCCACAAGAAGTGGATAAAAATGACGTAATTCGCAGAGAAGCTTCAATAGCAAATGCTTTGGGAATTGGTGGATATCACATAGTTACAAAAGTAAAATCAACTATAACTCCTGAAAAATTTGAAACAGTTGTTGACGCTCAATTCCATTACAGTGGAGATGGAAAAGCAAGCCTCATTGCAAGCACTGGCGAACCAACTAGAATTTCTTCTGATATTACAGACTCAGGCAATAAATCAGATGCTCTGTGTGCGGGTGTCGTGGAGCGAGCAACAGAAGCTGCTTTGGCTGGTAAGGTTCCCGTTTTCGGATTTAATGTATCTGATAAGAACTCGCCCAAGTCGATAGCTAAAAAGAAACCAGCAGAAAAAACCGCACTTCAAAAGGCTCAAGAAGAATTTAATGAAAAGTATTCTGTCAAACCAAGCGACTTGAAAAAGAAAAAGGGCGAACGCAGCCGCCAGCTTAAAAGGCGGAAAAGAAAATATAAAAAGGAATATGAAGCCGCATTGAAAAAATTAAAAGAAATGCAGGAGGCCGAAAAGAAGAAAGAAGATTCTTGATGGAAAGGAGGATAACGAATGACCAATTTTTATGGAAAAAATGATATAGACTCTACAATTGATCTTTTTTTTGAAAGAGCCGATTATAGATTGACAGCCTATGATACCCCATCCGGTCCCGATCAAGTTAGAAATTTAAATTTTGTTGAAAGCTCAATGTATGGATGTATTAATACAAGAATGGATACAGTATATCCAATAGAATCATACATGAAATATTTGACCTCGATTCAAACCTCTGATATTAATCCTAGAGCAATAGATTTTGTTGCGGATGCTTTTTCCGATCTTGTTAAAAAATTCGATCAAGCTTGTAGAACCAACATTATACCAACAAATGATCCATTCTTATCTCATATTAAGGCTGTCCGTGGATTTGTTGATCCTTTTGTTGAATATAGTAAATACATAGAAAATTTGATGGATGAATATATAAACGATTATTTGGTCTCTCAAAATAAAAAACAGAATGTCTTAAAAATAAAAGACTTTATTAATAACTTACATTTTTTTATAAGAGACAATAAAAAACTTGCACCTTTGACATTTACTTCGTGGCAACGATCAAGATTATCCAGCATCTTTACATCCGGACTGGCGATAAGTATAGCTGATCTTCCAATTGATGATGATAAAATAAAAGAAGAATCGTTTTTAGATAATCCAATATATCCATTTTATCTCAATATTTGCAAGGAACACGGTTTTTTGATTTCACATAATGCGCCTTGGGTATTAGTTGCTGATGTATTATCCGCACCTATGATGAAATATTCTTTGCGATTGCCGTATATTATAAATTCACCACAAAGTCTATTTGAAAAAAGATTTGAGATTGCATATAATAAAGATATTTTATTATTAAAAGATTTGGTTCTTGAATATTATAATAGATTTGCCTCTTCTTTTGTGTCTGAAAAAGAGTTGGGCTGCAATTGTAAAAATAATACTATTTTTAATATGTTTCTAAGAAGACCAGTCACAATGGAAACTCTTGATCAAGAATATTCACATCATGATTGGTTGAATTTTTATGTGCAAGTAAGAAACATTGAAGAAAATGGCGTTATTTCAAGGCCAAAAATTAATAGAATCATACAAAAAGCAAAAAATAGTAATTTTTCTATTGACAACCAAGAAGATATAGGATATATTAATGAAGAGTTTAGAAAAACATATAAATCTAAGCCGGGTGGTTTAAACTCACTCGCGAAAAAACTAAAAAGAAGGAATTCACACATCAAACCTGCGACTAAAGTCGGACCCCTATCACAATCAAATAAAGATGAATCATCACGTAGGCCAACCCGTCCAAACCGTAGGCCCCCAGTGACGACAATTGAAGAATTTGATGAGTCTTCAGGGGCCGGTTTTGAACATGGTTTTGACTAAAAGAGGTTTAAATGATATTTCAAATTTTGGATGACCGAGAACAATGTTTCGGCGTTTATTCTAATGGATCTTTCACATACGATAAGCTTCCAAATGGCTTTGATCAAACATGGTCATGGAACCGCAATCTCGCCGGGAAGAACATCGAATATGCTCAAATATGGTGTCAAGGAAAGCCCATTGGAGAGGTTGGCCCTCCTCACCTCGTTGACCGCTTTGAAGTGAGATCAAGGAAAATCAAAGGATTTCTCAGGTCGATGACAAACGCCAAAATCCGCTTTGATGATGTTTGTTTGTTTGAAATTGTTCCCGATCACCACCTACGCCACTATTGCGAAGTAAAGAACGAAATTTGCCAATGGATCTTTGAAAATCTTGAAAAACCAAAGAACCATCAGTTCATGGTTGACCTACTTGAAATGACCGAAGATATTTCTGAGAACATCGTCTCTATTGACCTAAATCGGCTGTTTAGGCATAGCAAGAATGATAGGAAGGCGTACCACCTATTTAACCAAGTTAAAGGCGAAGAACAGCGTATTATGTACGATGTATGGGGTTCTATAACCGGACGTTTGACCACGAAAACAGGGTCATTTCCGATTCTCAACTTGAAGAAAGAAATAGCCGATTGTGTGATTCCAAAGAATGACGTTTTTATCCAATTGGACTTCAATGGGGCCGAGATTAGAACGCTTTTATCATTGGCCGGAAAAGAACAACCAGAGGGCGATATTCATGAATGGAATATGAAGAATATCTACCACGAAGTAGATACGAGAGCAAAGGCAAAACAGAGGTTCTTTGCTTGGCTTTATAATCCGAACTCAACTGATGTAGAAACAGAGAAGTTTTACAATCGATCCGAGGTCCTAAAAAAATATTATAATAATGGCGTTGTTTCAACCCCGTTTGGAAGAGAGATCCAATCAGATGACTTCCATGCATTAAACTACTTGCTTCAATCTTCTTCTTCGGATAACTGCTTATATTCAGCAATTAAAATTAATAAGTTTCTGAAGGATAAAGAGTCATTTGTCCATTCTGTAGTTCATGACTCGATTATCATCGATTTAAAAACAGAAGAAAGGCAGGTTCTTCCAACACTATTGGAGCTTTTCAGCGATACAAAACTAGGTATATTCAACACATCAGTACATATTGGGAAGGATCTTAAAAACTTTGAGAGGTTAATGTGGTAGTTATAGGAATTGGTCAAGCTGGATGCAACGTTGCGTCTTGTTTTTCCAAAGGTCATAAAAAAATATTATTCACTGCGGATAAGTTTCCTTCGACTTGCAAAAAGGTTGAAGATTACGAGGCTAAATGTCCCGCATTTAAGAAAGAGCTTGGATTCCGCGCAAAAGAGTGTTGGGTATTTGTTAGTGGTGCTGGAAAAGTATCTGGTGCCACTTTAAGAATTCTGGAGAAGATAAAGAATAAAACAATAAACGTTGTTTACCTTTGTCCTGATGAACTTCTCTCGACCCCAATTCAATTAAAGAGGCATAGAGTATGCTTTGGTGTCCTTCAGCAGTTTGCACGCTCAGGGCTCTTAAACGCCGTATATCTTGTCTCAAATGAACAAATGGTTAGTATTGTTGGTGAAGGTCCAATTAGTTCAGTATATGAGAATGTTAACAGAACGATTGCAAGTATTATCGAGACAATAGAATATTTTAATAAAGAAGACCCAGTTCTGGGCTCCATTGCAAAGCCAAAAGAAATTTCAAGGATTAGAACCTTTGGATTGGGTTCCTTAGAAGAAAGTGAAGAAAAGTTAGTATTTCCCCTTGACAATATAAAGGAAACGGGATACATGTATAGTATCAATCAAGAGGAACTTGAAGAACAAAACGATATTCTTTCGCTGATTACAGATAGAGTTGCAATGGACAAGGAAAATGAAATTCTTTCATCTTTTGCAGTTTTCTCTTCTCCGCATGAGCAATCGTTTTATTACTCAGTAAAATCAACCCACTTCATCCAAGGAGAATAGTATGCAAGGAAAAAAAGCATATGATGAAAAATCTAAATCACATGACGATATGATACGAAAAATATCTAAAGAAGTGGCCCATGAGATGATGGAAAAATATCCTCTTCTTGAAAGAAAACATAAATTGCCCAAAGAATACTTTCTTGATGGTATCGGTGCTTGCCAGCCCGATGGCGGAATTTGGTTCTATGATGGTCATCTTATAGCTAGCTTTGAGGGAAAGAAACAAAATGACGAAGGAAATGCCATAGAGCGTTGGTTTAAAAATTATGATCATATTAGGTCTACTAATCCCCGCTGCCCATTGGTAACATATGCAATTGGCTCTGGTGTTCGCCCCAATAACCCGATCTGGAAAACTCTTTATAGGCCCCACAAAGGCAAATATAACATTTTTCACAACTTGGGGCCTTCATGTTTTTTGAATGAAGGTGGCTTTTCACGCGATTGGTTGAAGCAAAATATGATTGATTACTTGGAAATGGAAATAGAAACCTTAACTAAGGAGATAATATGAGCAAGATGAAACCTTTATTTATGTGGGCTGGTGGCAAGAACAAGATGCTTAAAAAATATGCACCTTATTTGCCTGAAACTGTTAATCATTATGTTGAGCCATTTTTGGGCGGAGGTGCAATGTTTATTTGGGCCTATAAATTAAATCCAACTGCAAAGTTTGTTCTTAATGATTATAATGAATCAATCATGAACATATATCGAGCGATTAAAAGCGATTTAGAGCCGTTTCTTAAAAGAATGGATCAGTTGTCTGATGCATATTTACCTTTGGACAAAGACGGTCGTAAGAAGTTCTATTATGCTCTTCGACAAGAACATGCATATGATCATGAGAAGTGGACCAAGACCGAAGAATGCGCGTCACTCTATTTCTTGATGAAAACCGGATTTAACGGCATTTGGCAAATTAATAAAAATACCAACAATCGCTTTGGGACCCCAAGCGGCTTGCTAAATCAAAAGACCAAGGTATACGACAAAGATAACGTAAAAGCATGGCATACAGCACTCAAACAGTGTACATTGCTGGACGGAGATTTTGCCGATAGTACACCTTATGTACAGAGCGACTCATACGTCTTTCTGGACCCACCATACAGAGGTTCATTTACACAATATGGAGTCGATTTTGATGACAAGATGCAAGAAAGAGTTATTAAATTTTTAAATACCTGTGTTGACAAGGGAGCGTATACATTGATGTCTAACAGAGATATCGGTGATCAATTCTTTGAAAAACGCACAGGCAATCATGAGTTAGTCTATTTCGACGTAACTTATACAGCAGGGAGAAGGAAGAAAAACGCTGACGGCACCCATAGTGCCAAAAAAGCGAGGGAGATATTGATGATAGGAAAAAAATAAAAAAAGTACTTGACAATATAGTCAAAAGCGGCTATATTATAAGAGTCAATTAAGACAAAAAAGCAATCATTAAAATAAAGGAGAATCAATGAGTAGCTACAACGCATATACCGGAACTTTTACCACCAAAGGTGGCCAAACTCGTACAATGACTTTTGTTCGGACAGGCGACATGCCATCTTCTCTCTTTGAGGGGAAGAAGAAGCCACACCAAACTCAAACTGGACAAGAAATTGTCTATGATGTAAATGCAAAAGGTTTTCGCACCTTTAACTGGGGAACGGCCCATGGAACCGTGAGTAAAAAAACAGTCGAAATTTCATTTGACAATATGCAAAAATAATGCTATAATATAACATGAGCGGGGGGCTTTTGCCCCCCGACTTTAGGGTGTATCCCCAATAAAGATCAAACAACAAAGGAGTAAAAAAATGGCTATTAATTTAGAAGCAATGAGAGCAAAACTAGAAGCCTCCAAGAACGGAGGTAAAAAAAGTGAAAACAGTACAAAATGGCGACCACAAGAGGGCGATCAAACAATTCGTATCATGCCCACTGAAGATGGCGACCCATTTAAAGAGTATCACTTTCATTATAACGTAGGTAGAAATCCCGGAATTCTTTGTCCTAAGAAGAATCACGGCGAAGAATGTCCCATTTGTGATTTCGCTTCATCTCTTTGGAGAGATGGCGTTTCAAACAATGATGATACTGCCAAGCGTGAAGCAAAGAAGCTGTTTGTTCGTAAGCGTTACTTTTCACCGATTCTTGTGAGAGGAAAAGAAAAAGACGGTGTTAAGGTCTGGTCTTACGGCAAGATGGCATATGAAACTCTTCTTGGATATGTCCTTGACCCAGATTACGGTGATATTACACATCCAGAGACAGGAACCGATTTGGTCCTAACTTATACTGTTCCCGGAACTCCCGGCTCGTTCCCCAAAACCCAACTAAAGCCGCGCCGTAGACCATCGGCGTTATGTGATGAGGCTGTTGCGAATTGTGAGGAACTTGTTGAATCTATCCCAGAAATTGAGACTTTGTTCCAACGACTTACAACTCAAGAAGTTAAAGCTTTGTTGGATGAATATCTTTCCTCCGATGCAACCTCTGAGTCTCGTTCTGTGGAAACGCAAAAGTATAATACCGAAAATAAGGTAGATGCTGCGTTTAATAAATTCATGAACAGTTAGGACCATCCGCCACATGGGGCGCGGCGGAGATAAATTGCGCCCCTTCATTTTTAGAAGCGCAGGGAGGCATGGCTTGAACAGATGCCTCATTTTTTTATGGAGGAGACATGAAGTATTTTGTGTTAGCTGCAATGCTTATAGCTTGTGGCGATAAATCTGAAGACACTGGAGAAGTGCAATCAGAAGATCAAGATTCAGCAGTCCAAGCTGAATAAAATAAAAAAACACCGTGAGTAGGCACGGGTTGAAATGTGCCAAATTGATATGAAACTAAAATGGAGGTTAAAATGTCAATAAAATTATATGGAAATGGAAGCTTCGTAGTCAACAACTTGAACAAGAGTGTCCAAGTTATTGATATAGATGTTAACATTCCTTCCTATCTTAATAGGAAAACGGAATCCCAAACAATTAAGAAATATATTAGTTGTGTTGGTGGGTTTCATCGGGGCCTATGGCAACCACCACTGGTAGCAGAACTACCAGACGGAACAAGATTGTTGTTCGACGGCGACCATCGCCGCCAGTTGTGGAAAAAAGCTTTTCCAAACGCTAAAACAATGCCAGTTCAAGTTATCAAAGTTGATAGTTTAAAACAGATAAGTGAACTCTTTGTTATTATTAATAAAACTGGTCGAAAATCACTCAGTTCCGATGAGGTATTTGTTCACCAAGTTCATTCTGGCGACCAAAGTGCAATGCAGGATAGCCGTAACTTGGCAAAGTCTGGCTTGTGTGTGTCGCTTGGAACAGGTGAAAAAGGTAGCTCTGTTGGTGCAACAAGTGGGTTACACAATAACACCGCTTGGAGAGTCAAGATTAACGGATTTAGAAACACTGTTCAAAAAACAGGTTTAGGTCCAGTTATTAATGCCTCTAGCTTGATCCAAAAAACTTGGACTAATGAAAAGGTGGCTCAAAATGAGTTACTTGGTGGTTTGGCCCATGTATTCAAAAATACTGGTGTTCTTGGCGACAAGAGTATTTCAAGTGCTTTTGAGTCTTTCATCGGGGCCATGTCTGTCGCCAGAGGTAAGCAAAGAAATGTAGCCTCCGACTTCAAACAAAGAGGCGGCAGTGTTGTTAATATGCACGAAGAGTCGGTTGCCTTGGGCATAATAGAGTCATTCTATCAAAGCCCACAGCGTTCGACTATTGGTAAAAATAAGATGTCATCCTGTTTCTCAGGATATAAAAAGCATCTTAAAAAGAAACTTAACCAATGAGTTAAGACCGCAGGGGGGCATGGGTTACAGATGCCTCGTTTTTTATGGAGGATAAAATGGCACAAGATGATGTTAGAGAAAAGGCCCAAATTAAACATTTTGGCCTCTCTGATTTTTCAGAAACCAACAGAGGTAACCAATATTGGCCAGACGCAAAAACATTTATTGATAATGAAGAGGTTACAGTAGAACTTAAAACAAAACCAGAATTTGTTATTCGCAAAAATAAACTTAAGTCTAAAAATGATGTAAGTACGGCAAGGGGCTTCGGCCTTAAAAAGGTAGAAGAATGGAAGAAAAAAACAAATATATTTGTCTTTAGTGAATATTCTGGTGCCAAATGGAATGGCAATTTTAATGAACATTATGCACTGACCCTTGATGCTTTAGATCCTTGGATTCAAGAAAAAGTTGTAAAACCTTTTAATGAAGGTAGGAAAAAATACTTCGGCTCTATCGAAGCGAAAACAAAGATACTTCCTTTGTTGGAAGGTCAAATAGATGAAGAGGATCTTGGACGTTTATTTTATACAATAGAGGTGGGAACCTCATTGAATGATCCTAAAATTCCTTGGAAATATATTAAAGAACATGGTCAAAAAATTAATAATAGGCAAGATTTAGAAAATTATTGGAGGTTAAATGGGAAAACTATTACAAATGGCTCTTAAGCCGGGAAAGATTGATACCACCGATATGGTGAAGGCAATAAATAAGAAGCTTGGTATTGAAGCGGCTTATGATTTAGAACATGACAACCCAGCACATATTAAAGATTGGATTCCAACTGGTTCATCTTTGCTGGATTGGTCAATATATCCCGGCAAAAAAGCCGGGATTCCAGTTGGCAGAATAACAGAACTTGCAGGTCTTTCATCTGCTGGTAAATCGTTTATGGCAACCGTTATAGCAGCTAACGCCAACAAGATGGGAATGAAGGTGATCTATTTTGATGCTGAAGCAGCAGTCGATAGAGACTTTTTAGAGAAGGCTGGTTGTGATATGAAAGAGGTTCTTTATGTTCAAGCAATTTCAGTTGAAAAGGTTCTTGGAATAATAGAGTTCGCAATGGAAAAATGGCCAGAACAACAATTATTGTTTATTTGGGATTCTGTTGCGGCAACTCCAACCGAAAGAGATGTTGAGGGCGATTTCAACCCCCAATCATCTATGGCAGTTAAACCAAGGGTACTTTCATTGGCTTTTAAGAAATTGCAGATTCCCTTGGAAAGAACTCAGTCAACACTTCTTTTGCTCAATCAGTTAAAAACTAATATGGGCAGACCAGCAGAGATGATGACAACACCATATTTCACACCCGGTGGAAAATCAATTGTCTATCATACCGCTTTGCGTATTTGGTTGACTCGACGCAAAGCAAAAGCAGGCCGCATATTGGATGAAAACGGCACACAGATTGGCTCTGAGGTTAAGGCTCGTATTGAAAAGGTTCGATCTGCTGGTTATGGTCGAGAATGTATTTTTAATGTGATGTGGGGTGGCGATAAAGTTCGTATTGCTGATGAAGAATCATGGCTTCACGCTTTGTCAAATATTAAATCAGATAGATTTAAAGCTTCTGGCGCATGGAAATCAGTCTTTGGTAAAGATGGAAAAGAATATAAATTTCAGTCTAAAGACTGGATCAACAAACTAAAAGATAAAGATTTTAGATCAGTTGTCGTGTCAATTCTTGAAGAAGAATTTATTGATAAATATAAAAAATAACCAACAGACCAGTCCAACCAAAAACCCCGAATTTTCGGGGTTTTTTATTTGACAAATCGTGAGAATATGTTATAATATAGAAGCAACGGAGGTCCATATGAAAGAAATTAAATACGTTGATGTTGTGTTCGGAATTTCATGGGGAGACGAAGGAAAAGGAAAGGTAACTTCCCATTTGACCAAAAAAGGAAACTACGACTATGTATGTCGTTGGGCAGGGGGAAATAATGCAGGACATACCGTCTTCCTCAGAGGAAAAAAATATAAAACTCATCTGGTTCCTAGTGGGGTTTTCCACGGGATTAAATCTATTATTGGTCCACAGTGCGTGGTCCATCCTGATTCATTAATAGAAGAGTTAGATTACCTTGAGAGAAGCGGTTTTGATAGAACTCTTGTTAAAGTATCACCAAGGGCACATATTGTAACCGATAAACATATTAATAAAGATAAGAAAAGTTTAGCAAAAAAACTTGGAACAACATCAAAGGGAATCGCACCATGTTATGCCGATAAAATGGCAAGAACAGGCCAATTGGCAAGAGACATTCTCCCTTCAAAATTACTTTGGGATGAAAAACTATCTGGTCGAATATTGTGTGAAGGGGCCCAAGGCTATTACCTTGATGTTGATCAAGGCAACTATCCCTATGTAACGTCATCGACAACATTGCCGTATGGTGCTTGTTCCCTTGGTTTTCCCCCGCAAAAGATTCGCCATATATGGGGCATATCTAAGATATATGACACCCGTTCTGGTGTGGACCCATTGTTCCCCGATGAACTCTTTAAAGACCCGGATTTGACCGCCTTGGGCGATATAGGGCAAGAATTCGGCGTTACAACGGGCAGACGAAGACACTGTAACTGGCTCAATCTGGACATGATGATTGAGGCCGTGAGACAAACAGGGACCACTCATTTGGTTGTTAACAAATGTGATATTATAAGAAAACTTGGAATATATAAATTGAAGCACAATAACGAACTTAAAACATTTGACTCCTATGACAAAATGACAAGCTTTATAACAGATCAAATAGGAAGATCTAACTCGTTTGTTAAACATGTATTCCTTTCAAACTCTCCGGAGAAAATATGACCGAGAAAAACAGATTATTAATAATTGACGCATTAAATCTTTTTATAAGAAACTATGTTGTTAATCCAACTTTAGATAATAATGGCATCCCCGTTGGCGGCTCCATTGGGTTTCTTAAATCGTTTCAAAAACTAATGAGGAAAACCCGCCCCCATGAAGTAATTATTGCTTGGGACGGCATTGGCGGCTCTCAAAGAAAGAAGTCTCAAAATAAGGACTACAAAGCTGGTCGCAAACCTCTTCGCTTTAACCGCCGCATGGTTGAACTAAACCCAAAACAACAAGAACAGAATCGCATTTATCAGCAAGTTCGACTTCATGAATATTTGAACGAACTCCCTGTTATGCAGCTTTCTTATGATGGCGTTGAGGCCGACGATATAATCGCCTATGTTGCAAAACACAATCATTATAAAGATTGGCAAAAGATTATAGTATCAAGTGATAAGGACTTCTTTCAGTTATGTGATGAAAACATTGCTGTCTATCGACCAATCCAAGATGAGTTGGAGACAGAAGGATCGATAACATACAGGTTCGGCATTCATCCCAACAACTTTGCATTGGCAAGGGCAATAGCGGGAGATCCCTCAGATAACCTCAAAGGAGTGGACAGGGTAGGGTTAAAAACCATCGCCAAAAATTTTTCATTCCTCTCGGAATCTCGACAGGTCGATTCAGACGAAATCTTTGAAATATGCGAAAAAATAGAGAAGAAGATGGTCATTCATAAGAATATTTTGAATCAGAGAACCGTAGTGGAACAAAACTACAATTTGATGCAATTATATGACCCATCATTTTCTTTGATTAATAAAGAGTCAATTAACTACAACCTTGCCAATTTTGAAGGTTTAGGTAGTGGTCTAAATTTTAAAAAAATGCTTTTTGAAGATGGGCAAGGTTCTTTAAATTTCACGGACTTATGGAATATTCTCAAAAATATCATAAGATAAAAATACCCACTTGACAGACTTACATTTTAATGTTATATAATTAAAAAATGCATGGAGGAAAATATGGATAACACCAACGAAACTTTTCAAAGATTCGGCAAATCATTTCAAGAAGACTTATGTCATCTAATGCTACAGGATCGACCATTTTGCGATCAAATATCAGAGGTTCTTGATCTTGAGTTTCTTCAATATGAGTATTTAAGAGTATTCATCAAGACCATTATGGACTATCGTCGTGACTATAAGATGCATCCGTCTTATAAGATAATGGCGACTCATATTTCATCGGGCCTTGGTGAATACTCCGATGCTCTTCAGAAACAGATAAGGCAGTTTTATGCCAAAGTCCTTTCGGAGTCCGAAGTTGACGGATCTCAGTATATTAAGGACAATGCGCTTGATTTCTGCCGCAAGCAGGTTTTGAAAAGAGCAATGATGGAGTCTGTAAAGCTAATTAAAACATCGTCGTTTGATGAGATACAAAAAGTGATTGAGAACGCATTGAAACTTGGAACGGATAATGATTTCGGACATGATTATTTAAAAGATTTTGAAAAACGCTTTCAACTTAAAAGTCGAGATCCGGTTAGCACCGGGCACTCTCGTATTGATGATTTGTGCAAAGGTGGTCTCGGAAAACGCGAACTGGGTGTGGTCATTGCGCCGACAGGAGCCGGGAAATCGATGGCACTTGTGTCATTAGGAGCATCAGCGGTCAAAGAGGGCCGAACTGTCGTTCATTATACGCTTGAGTTAGCCGATACCGTTGTGGGGTCACGTTATGATTCTGCGATATCTGGCATTCCATTGAGCGATTTGCAAGTTAATAAACAAAAAGTTTTGGAAAGGGTAAAAGATGTTGAAGGTGCTCTAATTATTAAAGAGTATCCAACAAAGTCTGCAACAACAGAAACAATTAAAAATCATATAGAACGCTTAAAAAAGCGCGGAATTGAACCGGATATGATTATTGTAGATTACGCTGACCTGTTGAGACCAGTCAAAATAACCCGTGAGAAAAGACATGATCTGGAAAATATCTATGAAGAGCTTAGAGGCACCGCTCAAATCTATGACTGCCCGGTGTGGACAGCTTCGCAAACAAACAGGTCAGGTCTAAATGCGGAAGTCATTACAATGGAGGCGATCTCCGAAGCATTTAATAAATGTTTCGTGTCTGATTTCATATTTTCTCTATCGAGAACCATTGAAGATAAGCAAGCCAACAAAGGCCGGATTTTTATTGCTAAAAATCGCAATGGGCCTGACGGCCTTGTCTATCCTATATTTGCTGACTGGTCGAATGTATCAATGAAGATTCTGGAGCCCCAAGACGAAACTCTTGAGGATGCCGTGCAACAATCTACTAAATCTACTGTTGATTTTTTAAAGAGTAAATATAAAACAATGAATAAATGAAGGAGTGTTAATGTTGAAAATCGGAGATATAAAAAATGTTAGAAAGTTTCGCTTGTCGGACCAGTTTATAAATAACTACAAGGACCAAGATGTCCCATGGGGTCCGATTGGGTATGTGACTTTTAAAAGAACATATGCTCGCCGCCTGAGCGAGTTTAACCCCCATGCCACGGGAACGGAAGAGTGGTATCAAACATGTCGAAGAGTAATCGAAGGGATGTTTGATATTCAAAAAAAACACACTCATGCTTTGGGTCTTGAATGGGTTGATGCAAAGGCTCAACGAACGGCCAAAGAGGCATACGATAGATTGTTTAATCTCAAGTGGACACCTCCGGGTCGAGGCTTATGGATGATGGGAACAAAGTTTATTTATGAACGAACAGGGGCCGGTCTTTTTAATTGTGCCTTTCGATCAACAAAGGATCTGACAACAAAGGGCGGATATTTGTTTGCTTGGATGATGGATGCTTTAATGGTCGGAATCGGTGTTGGTTTTGACACTCTTGGGTCGGAAACATTAACAATTGAAGAACCTGAATGGACAAAAGATGTTTTTGCAATTGACGATTCACGCGAAGGTTGGGTTAACTCTGTTCAAATGCTTCTTGATGGCTATCTCCAAGGAAAAAAAGTTCCGCAATTTGATTATTCTAATATACGACCTGCTGGGGCCTTAATAAAGGGCTTCGGTGGAACTTCAAGCGGTGCTGGTCCTTTGATTGAGTTACACGAATCACTTAAAAATTTGTATGACGAGCGAATCGGCAAGTTAATCCGATCAGTTGATATTGTTGACACTGAAAACTTGATTGGCCGATGTGTTGTCGCCGGAAATGTCCGAAGGTCTGCTGCTCTTGCACTTGGTCAAGCAACAGACAAAGAATATCTTACAATGAAGGACGATCAAGAAAAACTTTATCATCATCGTTGGGGCTCTAATAACTCCTTTGAAGCAAAAAAGGGAATGGATTATACATGGTTCGCAAAACAATCTCAGAAGAACGGCGAACCGGGCTACATCTGGCTTCAAAACGCTCGGAACTATGGAAGAATGAAAGATGGTAAAAAATTCGATGATATGAAGGTCATGGGTTTTAATCCGTGCGTGGAGCAACAACTTGAAGATGGAGAGCTTTGCTGCCTTGTAGAGACTTTCCCGGCAAAACATGAGACATACGATGACTATCTAAAGACACTTGAAATAGCATATATGTATGGAAAGACTGTTACTCTTGTCAACACGCATTGGCCTGAGACAAATGCCATTATGCTTAAAAATAGAAGAATTGGTCTTTCGCAATCGGGCGTAGTCCAAGCATTTAATAAACACACACGAAGAACCATGTTCCAGTGGTGTGATGATGCCTATGAGCATGTATGCGAGATGGACAAAGAATATTCAGATTGGCTTTGTATTCCCCGATCAGTTCGCATGACTTCGATTAAACCTTCTGGAACAGTGTCATTATTAAATGGCTCAACTCCCGGAATACATTTTCCAGAGAGTGAATATTATATAAGAAGAATAAGATTTTCAAAAGATTCAGATTTGATTCCCTCTCTTGAGGCCGCAGGTTACAAGATCGAGGACGACAAATACTCACCTAATACTTATTGCGTAGAATTTCCGGTTAAAGAACCTTTTTATGTTAAAGGTAAAAAAGATGTTTCCATGTGGGAACAGTTGGAAATCGCCGCACAGTATCAACATTACTGGGCAGACAACTCAGTTTCAGTGACTGTGACCTTTAATAGACAAGAAGCATCACAAATTAAAGATGCCTTAGAACTTTATGAATCTCGTCTGAAAGCTGTTTCATTTTTGAAATATCAAGAAACGGGATACGAGCAGGCTCCATACGAGCCAATCACAAAAGAACAATATGAACAAATGGTCATGAACATTGAGCCATTACAGAGAATGGAAACCGAACAAGGTGGTGTCGGGTCTAAATACTGTACAAACGATTCATGTGAAATAAATTTTGGAGGATAAATGAAGTTAGAACCAACTAACAGACACATATTAGTCAACCCATTAAAAGTACCTGAAAAAGAAAGTCAATCTATTATTGTTTTACCACAAGATTATAAAAAGGATCTACCTCCTTATAAATTGTGCAAAGTTTTAGATGTTGCTGGAGACAGCAAGCTTCTTGGGTCTCTACATAATGGAGATACTATAATTGTAGAAGAAAGAATGATACAAAAAATAGAGGTAGAACAAAATGAATTCTATTTAATATTAGAAAATTACGTTCTTGGGAGAATTAAAAAATGAAATTAGACGCAAACACAATTAGAAAAATGATTAATGAAGCAAAGGCTTCACAGCCTAAATATACTATGGTTCTTGAGCACCCTCTTATGGAAGCTCCTCGACCTCGTTTTAAGGGTAAGTTCAAAAGGGTTATTGATATTATAGGACCGTCCGAAGAATCAATGGCTGGATTTGGAGTCATGAGCGCAGAAAATCCAATGGGTCAACAATCTTCTCCATTTGATAATGAGAGAAGAATGAAACAACTCATGGATTTGCTTAAACAATCTGACAAGACAGTCGAATTAATTCAGGGAAGGTTTTTTAATAACGATGAGAACTCTGTTGTTATACCTGATGTCAATATTCGTGAAATGTCAGACTGGGCTAGTAATGAAGGCTGGCCGCAACATTCATTCATTTTTGGCAAAAAAGAAAGAATGGGTGATGATGTTATAGTTCATTATTACTTTGTCGAATTGAAGTATGATGATTCATATGCAATGGCTGGTTATCAGATTACTGATTATAGAACGAGTGTATTTAAGAATGCTGATATTCAACAGAGATCGGATATGTTTTCACAAGCTGGTGGAAAAAAGTTTTATATTCCGTTTTTTGATGAATCAGAAGAAATCGGCGGCGAAGAACATGTTGTTCCGCAAGGACTACCCCCAAACCCAACAAACCAGTGAGAGTAAAGAATGACCTATGAAAGATCAATTAAAATATATGAAGACGATGTTGGCAGTGTGGATTACGTTTCTCATATGGGTAGTGACCTTACCGTTGTCAATTCTGCTAGGGTTTCTTTTGGTGTGCAAAAGCACTGGCTGGATGAACGAGACACTAAACTTATCAAATACCTTATTAAGCACAGGCACACTTCTACATTGGAGCATTGTGTTCTTACCCTTAAATTTACTGTGCCTTTATTTGTTCGTTCGCAACACCACAGGCATAGAACTTGGTCATATAATGAAATATCTAGGAGATACACGCAGAAGGATTTACAATTTTATCTTCCGAACGAGTTCAGAACCCAGCACAAATCAAACAGACAAGCCTCAAACGAAAATGACTTAATAGATCCGGTCATTATACCTGATTTGCATGATACTGGTTATGGCGTTACAGCCTCTAGATTTTTAAAAAGAACGACGAACGAATCATTAAAAGCATTTAATCTACTCTTAAGAGAGGGTGTCTGTAGAGAGCAAGCTAGGATGATACTTCCTCAAAATTTATATACAGAATATTATGGAACGGTGAATCTTAATAACTTGCTTAAGTTTATTGATTTGCGAACACATGAAGGGGCTCAATGGGAAATCCAAAAGGTTGCTCAGGCTTGTCTTGAAATATCTAAAGATCTTTGGCCCGTCACTGTTCAATCCTATGAGGATTTGCGGGGTGTCACCTAAGTATAAAATTGGGGATTTAATAAAACTAAACGAATTTGGTCGCTTAGTTATTGATAATAATAAAGAAAGGGTTGGTTTGGTGATTTCTGCGCCTTCTAATATGCTTTATCCTTTAACTGCAAGCCCTGATGAAGAATCATTTTGCTTTTGGGCCTATGATATAATGCTTGGAGGAGAACTAATTACTGGTGTGCCGCAAGAATTCATGATATTTTACTTTGAACAAGAGGACTTATGAAACAAGAATATTATTTTAAAAAAATAATTATCGGAGGCTCATTGGAGTCTCTTCTATTTTCTTTTTTAAGTGATACGCCAATTATTATTAAAGACCCCATCGTCCCTTTTGAGCTAGAAAAGATTAATGATGGCTGTGACTTAAGTTTTTTAGGTTATGAAAATTTTAGAGATATATACAAAGCTGAACTTTGGGATCGTTTGAGTTTTTTACTTTCAATGAACGGAATCGTGCTATTTCCAAACATAGTTAAAAACATTAGAAACCAAGCAAAATCATTTTTTATAACAACTAAAAACAACGATAGAATTAAAGTCTCATATAAGGAAAAAATAGATTTTGATAAAATATTGGAATCGTCCGTAGATGTTTATGATTGGTTTGATGTCCGCTCTGGGATGTCCCACTCACATTCTCTCTTGAGAGATAGTAAATCCAATTTTATTAAAAAATTATATTTTTATCCCTCCAAAAGGAAAGGGTTTAACAGATTTAAAAAAGATGTCGTTACTTTTTCTACTATAAACAAGAAAAGGATTTTAGATTACGAGTACAGCGAGGGATATGCAAGACTTAAGGCACTTAAAATGATGAAAGCCAGCGGAATCAGAGGTCGAGCAAATGGCTACAACAAGAAAGGACTTCAGCTACACTATGCCGTCAATATTGAACATTCTCATCGCGAGATAGTTAAAAAATACAAACCATTGTACAATATGGAAGAAATGTTAAAGAAAACCAAAAATCGAGGAAGAACATGGAATTTAGCGAAAAAACTGTTCCGTCAAAAACAAATTTCCACCTCGCGGGAATCATACCAGTTGCCGGATTACCTTTAGACTATAAAATGCCGTATCCTGACTGTCTTTTACCAGTGGGGCCAGACTATACTATGATTGAAGCAGCCATTGTTGAGGCTGCATTTGCTGGGTGTGATACAATATGGATTGTATGTAATGACGATATTTCTCCCTTGATTAGATATAGAGTTGGAGACTTTATAGAAGATCCTTTATATTTTTATAACACGTTTGGGCCAAGACCTTCTCAGAACAGAAGAAGGATACCAATTTTTTGGGTTCCAGTGCATCCAAAAGATAGAGACAAGAGAGATTGTCTTTCTTGGAGTGTGATTCATGGAGCAGTATCATGTTTAAAGGTTAGCTCCAATCTGTCTAAGTGGATTATACCAGACAAGTATTATGTTTCTTTTCCTTATGGAATGTTTGATCCAAGGCCATTACAAAAACTTAGAAGACAAATAAAAACACAAAAGAATTTTTATGTGTCCTTTGATCAAAAAACAATTCAGGATGATTATTATGCTTCTTTCACATTTGGCAAAGACGAATTTATAAAATATAGAAAAAACATCAGAAAGGGAACAGGAATGTATATGTCTAATCCTGATGACGTTAACGCAATTCCAACACAAAGATTACCTTTAGAAGAAAGGTGGAGTGCTAGATCTTTTTCTCCCTCTCAGGTTTTTACTGATCTCGATTTGGAAGAGTCAACAGTTTATAATACACCGGAGTTTTCCAATTTGGATTGTTGGCAATCATATCGAGAGTACATGGGCACGAATTTGTCTAAAAACATACAAAGGCCAACTAGAAAGTTATTTTCTTATCGAGAATTTAATAGCATTGCAAAAGATCGAGAATAAGTATTAAAGGAGGTATTCATGGAAGATCAAAAATATAGACTATGTAAAGACGGTAATCACGGCAGCGGATTCTATTTAGAAATGAGCGACCTAACCGAAGCCGCCATTCAAATTTGGGAATCATCTGACGGAGAAAAAAAGACATTCGTCAGGATTAAAATATCAGATTCTAATCTGGAGAATATAATAAGTGAGTATAACCGCATTCAAGCTTTACAAAAAACTAATAAATGAGTTAAAGTTTAGATATTCAGAGCTTGATTATGTTGAACAAGAAATAGCGGATAACATGCAGGTATTTGAGGAATACTATAGAGAGTTTTGTTCCAAAAATAATATTTCCATTGGCGATCTAGAATCTAAGAATCAAAAAAAAGTTGATGATCTGTTTGGTCAAAAGCCGATACCAAAAGATACAACAGAACCAGTCAGGATAGAGGTTTCTGAGGAAACATTAAAAAAGCGAAAGGTCTTTCAAAGAATTTATAGGTCAATTGCCAAAAAAATTCATCCAGACAAATTTTCAAATATGAAAAAGACAGTAGAAATTGCTGAGAAAGAGGAAACATTTAAAAAAGCAACTTATGCCTATGAAAATGATAAATGGGGCATGTTGCTTGAAATAGCGGAGGAGCTAGATATTCATCCATCAAAGTATACTAAAATAAATGAAATTTTAAGAGATGAGATTTCAGATATTAATAAAAAAATAAATGACAAACAAAAAACATATAGCTGGCTTATGTCTCAGGCCGAAACAGATCGACAAAGGGATAAAATTATTATTTCTTTTTTAAAGAATCTATTTAACTTTGATTACAAAGAACAAACTATTTATATATGAAAAAGGTATTTTTTTATGAGCAATGGAAAAACACAGCGTTTTGTTAGCACTGCGAGAGACTATAAAGGAACTGTAATTGTAGAAAGGGCAGATTGGATGTCTGAAGCATACAAAGAAAATGTTGAATCTTTCGGCCCTCTCCTCAGTTTGGACCCGAACAATCCAGACAATCGAGGAGAAATTATTTATCAGAAAAACATGCTGTTAAATGAAATTTTTAAATTGGCTGGGTTCGCCTATTTATTCAGCATTGTTGAAAAATCAAGGAGGCACGCCCCAAAGGCAGAATTGGAAGCTGAAGAAGTTTTTAAAACTCTTGTGGAGATGTATGTTGTAGATCCACAAACTAAGTCTTCTATTGGTAGAATTCGCGCTTGGAAGAGCCATGATGCCGATTATGAGATTGGGCGAGAATCAGGACACTATGACCTCCCTGCTGTAGAAACGAAAGTTAAGAAAAAGGTTATAGACTTAATAGGTGACCCAGACTTAATGTCTGCCATGCCTCCTCCTCCACCAGAGCCTCAAATTTCTAAAATATCACCAGAGATAGAACAATCCTTTGGAGAACCAACTTCAGGCGAAGAAACACTTCCAAGGAAACTTGGTGAGAATAAAATTAGAATAAGGCTCGTTAAGCGATAACCCTTTTTGCGCCCTAGTTATTTTAGGGGGTGCGCTCATGCTTAAGTTATTGTTTTTGTTTTGTTTTTTAATGGGCTGTAGTGATCACACAATAGTCAAGGTGGAGAAGGTTGACCCAGAAATCCCCGCTCCAAATATCGTTGTCTCCCCAGAATCAATTGAATATGGTCACCTTGTAGCCGGTGTTGAAAGTCTAGCAGATTTGGTCACTATTGTTAATGCTGGTGGTGGATTACTTGAGATAGATGATATTGGAATCTATGGGCAGTCAAACTTTACTTTTGATCGACCAGTGACTTATGATTTAGAAAATTCTGAAAAGGTTGAGTTTAATGTTTATTATGAACCAGAAACCTTTGAAGAAAAGAGCGCATATCTTTATATTATTTCTAATGATCCCGATGAACCAGTTGTGGAGATACCCATTCATGGCTATGGTGACGCACCAGTTATTAATGTTAACCCTTTAGAGTCAGATTTGGAAACTGTTTATCTTGGCTGTGAGGAGGTAACTTTGCTAGAGATTAATAATCTTGGAAATATGGATTTAATAATTAATAGTTTGGATTTTTGGATCAGTCCTCCAAATGATTTCTCCCTTGTCGCCCCTAATCTGCCTCTTATTGTTCCACCGAATGATATGGAAATAATCGAAGTTCCATATATCCCTGAAGATCTAATACCAGATGTTGCTATGGTCGATATCAATTCTAACGACCCTATTGATCCAATGGTGACCGTTGACCTCTCCGCAACATCTGACTATTCAGAATTTATAACTGATAGTTTTGAACAAGCTTCGATTAGAAGAGTTGATATTTTATTTGTTGTGGACAACTCCGGCTCAATGCACAGCTTTCAACAAAATCTTGCAATTAACATGAATTCTTTTATGTCTGCTTTTGCACTTCTCAACGCTGATTATCAAATAGCTGTTATAACAACTGATGATCCTGACTTTAGAGGTCAAATAGTCACTCCCGGCACACCAGATCCAGTGGTCGAATTGTCATCCCAAGTTCAGGTTGGAACAAGCGGCTCTGGCTTTGAGAGGGGAATCCGCATGTCACACGATGCACTACAGGTTGGTGGTGATGCAGGTCCGGGTTCGGCTTTTTTAAGACAAGATGCAAGTTTAATAATAGTGTATGTCTCAGATGAAAGGGATGGATATTCATATTCATGGCAAACTTATGCAAATTATATTGAAACCCTAAAAGCAGATAAATCAATGATCATCGCGCATTCTGTTATTGGAGATTATCCTTCCGGGTGTTCTTATTATAATGGTTCATACAATAGGCATGCTTCGTTTGGTGATGGATACTATGATATTGTAAATCATTTCGGTGGAACCAATTATTCTATTTGTGCAGCCGACTGGGGCCAGCAGCTACAGTCCATGGCTTTTAATTCTGTCCCTGTTTTATCTTATTCATTAAGTGATGACGGAGCTATAGAAGATACCATTGAGGTTAAAATAGAAGGACAGACATCTACGGCTTGGTGGTATAATGCCGACAACAATGAAGTAAGTTTTAATTCTGCTGATGCTCCTAAAGATGGAGAGATAATAGAAATTACTTATGCCATCCTTGGATGCCAAGAAGAAGAAATTGAAGAATAAACTTGACAAACGCAAATAATAAGTTATAATGTATGTAACTCTATTGGTGATATATGAATGAATTTGTGATTTTTACTGGTCCGATGTTCGGAGGAAAAACAACAAGGCTGCTGAGTTCTATCGAACGATTTCGACTGAGACAGAAAAAGGTCTACATTTTTAAACCCCTTAAGGACACTCGCTATGATCCAAAGGGCATAGCAATTGTATCACATACAGGCTACGAAACACTGTCCACACCAATAGAAAAAGCAGAGGACATAACTCTATATCTAGAAAAACGATCAGCCACATCGGGAATTGTTGCCGTTGATGAAGCCTTTATGATAGACAATATTGCTGAAGTTTTGATTGATCTATACAAAAGGGGATTTTCAATATTGATCTCATCCTTGCAACTATCTTCAAAGGGTCAGCCATTTGAAGAAATATCTAAGATGCTCCCTTGGGCCACAAAGGTGGAGATCTGTCCTGCTGTCTGCACTATTTGTGGCGCGGACGCTTTTTATACTTTTAAAAAACGTGGATCGGATAAACAACTAGAAATTGGCGGAGGTGAAATGTATGAGCCTCGATGTTTAAAACACTGCGAGGCGGACAAGTGGATTTAAAAATAGTATATGGATTTACACTTTTTATTGTCGCTCAAACATTAGCATGGTATCAACTCAATTCCCAGTTTGTTTGGAAGTTTTGGGAAGGTAAAGCCATTCTCTCAGCTATTATATTTTCTGTTCCTGTTTCACTTTTCTTTTGGTTTGGGACAAAAAATATTTATGACTCTGCTGAAGCATTGTGGACATGTCGTTTTTTAGGATTTACGAGCGGTATTTTTGTATTTACGATACTGACTTGGCTTCATTTGAATGAAAGCATGTTTACTTTAAAGACAATGCTTTGCTTGATATTGTCATGCGCTATTTTGGCGATACAAGTGTTCATGAAATAAGTGACAATGATGTCCCATTTATACAGTTTAAGTTATTAGTTAATTACTCTTTTCTATTTAAAAGGAAGGGAGAAAAAATGTCTTTATCAATAATATTTGGCACCATTGGCTTTCTTTTGGCGGCTTATTCTGTTATTGGAAATGATAGTGCCCAAACTCTTGGAACATTTATAAGTTCCAATAGTAAAAAAGTTAAATGGTATTGGATGTGGCTTTTTACATCGGTCATCTTGGGCACCACTTTGATGTACGGCTGGTTACAAGGCGACATGGCATTTGGAAGGCTAAACGAAATACCACATCCGGGCCAATTTCAATGGTATCATGCGCTGGCCCCTGCACTTTTGTTGGGACTAACGAGGTATGGTATACCAGTTTCTACAACATTATTAACTTTGAGTGCATTTTCAAGCGGACTTGTGTTGGAGAAGATAATCATGAAATCAGCTATGGGCTACGCAATTGCAGCCATAGCATCTTATCTTATTTGGTCGGCATTGTCTCGCTTCCTGAATGAGAAGGAACAAGTTAAAGAAAACAATAGAAAGTTTTGGACCATAGCACAATGGTTTTCTACGGGCTTTTTGTGGCACATGTGGCTTTCTCACGATATTGCAAACGTCTTTGTATATTTGCCAAGAGAAGGCGTTAGTCTTCCAATAATGCTTGGAATCATAGGTATCCTTGTTGTTGGGCTTGCACACTTGTTTAAGACCAACGGAGGGAAGATACAAGAGATTGTTCTTTCTAAAAGTGGAACTCGCTTTATTCGATCAGCATGTCTAATTGATTTATTCTACGCTCTTGTGCTGTGGTATTTCAAGATTTATAATGATATACCTATGAGTACGACATGGGTGTTTATTGGATTATTGGCTGGACGAGAGTTAGCTGTCTATAGAATGTTTAATAAAGATAAAGAGGTTAAAGTAATCTTCCCAATGTTGGTTGCTGATTTCCTTAAAATTATGTTAGGACTGGCCCTCAGTGTTGCGGTTGTATCAGGAGTTATTTATTTTGATTCTTTTTAACTTGACATAGAACAATAAATAGGATATATTTATTATATACGGAGCCCACATGAATGATGATTATACTAGACTTGTAATTTCTGATATTCATATGGGCTCTTTTCACTCAAAAGAATCAAAGTTGAAGAAATTATTAAGTTCAACTGATTTTGACGAAATAATACTTGCTGGTGATATAATAGATTTTATTAAAATACCAAGATTCACAGAACATACTGCCGATCTATTTCAACTAATCGCAAACATGAATCAACAAAAGAAACGTATAATTTATATTGTTGGAAATCATGATATTGCTTTCAGCAAGTTTGTTGGAAAAACTGTAGCTGGAATCGAGTTTGTAGAAGAGTATGAGTTTGATTATGCTGGTCGAAGATATAGAATAGAGCATGGCGACAAATATGAAAAAGGTATTGTTCATTGGAAATTTACAATGAATGTTGTTTCTATTTTTCATGATCTTTTGGAGAGAGTATTTAAATGGAACCTTGCCGCTTGGTATGTTAGACAACAGCAGAAGAAAAGAAAACTAAGAAGGGTTTGGGATATAATGAAATTAAACAAAGGGGCTGATGTTTTTATTATGGGACACACCCATATTCCAGAAGTGGTGATTTGGGTTGACGAAAATGAAAAAATAAAAACTTATGCTAACATAGGAGATTGGATCGAACATTCAACCTACATATTAATAAAAGATAAACAGTTGAGATTAAAAACTTTTAAGGAGGATGACGGATGAAATATTTATTATTGTTGTTTATGTGCATAAACATAGCTATATTGTTTCTTTTAATGGTGTACGGCTCCAGCGTTTTGTCGCTAGCATTTACATTGTTTTGTGTTTTTGCATGTGGTTATGGATATAAAAGTAAGATTGAGGAAGAGCAATGGAAAAATTAGACTTACACGGCAGAGAACACGAATCAGTTGAGGACGAGGTAATAAAGTTTATTTATAAACATTCTCCGCCTTTTGAAATTATAACGGGAAAATCCAAAAGAATGAGAGATCTTGTTGAGCAAATAGTTGTTCGTCACGGGTTTAAAAGCCATTTGAAAAATTGGACCAATCACGGATCGCTTTTAATAGTTGATGGGAGGAATCTTTAATGTCAAAGAAAAAAATGGATAAACAGTCAGATATCGGTATAAAGGATAGACAAAGACATAAGATCGAACCTCCAAAAAAGTATAAAGTCATTCTTCATAATGATGATTATACGTCGATGGAGTTTGTAGTTGTGATCTTGGAACAACTATTTCGTAAATCAAAAGCCGAAGCTACAAGGATTATGCTAAATGTACATAATAGTGGAAAAGGAATAGCAGGAGTTTACACCAGAGAAATAGCAGAAACAAAATGCGCTCAAGTAAAGCAAGCCGCAATCCAACATGAACTTCCTCTTTTGGCCGAAATGGAGCCTGAATGATAGTTATTATATATGGCCGAACCAAAATATAAAATTGGTGATCTTGTAGTGGTAACAGAAAAAATTTCTTTTTACCTAGATCAACTTGTGGCATCGGTGGGAGACATTGGCATTATTAGCAAAGTTTCTGAATCTGAGCCACTCGCTTTTTGGGGAGTTGATTATTTTGTTCTCATTAATGGAAAAGAGTTTTTGTTTTTTGAAGAGGAGTTAGAATTATATAAAAATGTAGTTAATAAAACATCAAAAGGTATAAAATTTATATTGTTAAAAAAATAACTTGCCCTCTATAAACTAAATATTTTGTAGAGGTGATTTATGTGAGTGAAAGTAATAAAAAATTTAAACTTGGAGATTTAGTAGTGAATCAGTTCCCATTAGAGCTAGATATAGAAGAATGTAAAATAAAAGTAGGAGAAGTAGGACTTGTGATAGGAGAGCCACAATATGCTGATTTAATAAATAATTTTTCCGGTTATGATTATACAGTTCTTATAAAAGGTATGGAGGTTGCATATTTTGAAGATGAACTAAAACTTTATGATAAAAAAAAGGATGAAAAAAAATGAAACTTGTAAATTCTTTCCAAGGACGAACATTAATATGTCTTGAGAATTTTTCCTTTTTCAAGGAAAAGGAGAAATATTATTGTATTTATGATAGTGGTGAATATTTTTATATTTGGTGCAACAGTGAGGTGCTTGGAGTAAATGAAATCAAGATTTCCAAAGGATGGCGAGACCACTTCAAGGTCGAACCATTTTAAAGTTGGAGATTTAGTAATGTATGCGCCCTATTATCAAGATGGTGAAGGATCTTGGATAATAGCTGGTGATTTAGGTATTGTGTTGGAAATCCGAACCTGCTCCCAAAGCAGTTATCAAGTTGTTAAAGTGAAATGGATGGAAGATGGAGTCGATATGGTTGATATGTCCTCAGAAGTTTTATTAAAAATAACACTTGACAAATCCAAATAGCGTGTTATAATATTATATGGAGAATGAATGATTAGTTTAATATTGGCCTTGGCATGTTCGACTGAAGTTGGACTCATTGGCTACACTGACAAAAAACAAGACACATCAGATATTGTTGTTGAAGTATCTCCCGAACCTGCTTCGGAACCCTCAAGCGAGCCTTCAATCGAGGGTGTCGCTGGATATATAAATTACTATCTTCGACAAGTGGCATGTCCCGCTTGCGTTGGAGAGAATCAAGAACTCTTGGTTGAGTTCAAGACAAAGTTTCATGAGCCAATCAATGATTTCCACACAGGTTGGATCCCAGAATTGGGCACATGTACAAATCAATTATTAGTTACAGTTCCATCTACCAACCCAATCGACATAGGGCCAGAGGTTACGGTCGAAGGGCCTGTCCATTCATTTGTGGCAACCCGATCAAGCATAGGAGAACATTATGCATATCTTTATGAGACACAATACGATAGAAATGCCATTCATGATGTTTCATTATCAGCTTATGACGAACAATTTACTTTCACCTCAATCGAGGGATTTGATTTTATCGAGCCTTACAATATGTTTTATGTGGATCCATCATATGCTTTTGATGCGGCCATTTTAAAGAGCGGAATGACGTTTACTTGGTCACCATATGGTTCAAGTGGAGTATTTATGGTTACGATAGCTGCTTATAATCAACAGGGCACCCAACTGCTTGGTTATGCTGCCTGTGTTGGGCCAGACCAAGGCTATTTAACCTTCCCCGGTGCTTATTTATCGGCGTTTCCGGCCTATAGCCTAGTGGTCATACACCTTGCGCGACATAAGGTCACAATGGTACCTTACGCGCCTTTAAACTCATACATCGAAACCCATATGGAATGGGAAGTGGTTGGAACAGGTTACTTGCAAT